CCCCTCCGGTATCGGCCCCAGCCGCTCCGACAGCACCAATCGTTACGGTTTCTGTCGCCCCTAAAGCAGCGGACGCCTCCAAGACTTGAGAGAACCCACCAGCACCCCCCCCACCACCACCACCGAATCCATTAGCCCCGTCAGAGTCCGCCCCACCACCGCCCCCACCAGGGGCCTGTACTTGAATGAGGGCTCTTACAAGCCCGGCAGGCTTGGTCCAGGTATCCGTAGACGTGTAGACCTGAATGCTCCCGAGGATCCCAAAGCCCTTGGCCTTCTGGAATGAAACACAACGCCAGTTGCCCGATCCCTCGGAGATGAACCAGCCAATATCTCCGTTTGCGGTAGTGATGTTGACCCCACCCGGGAGAATGAGCGACGTGGAGTTGTGGGTTAAAGTAAGCGCCCCCTCGAACTTGACGATCTTGTGAATGCCAACAGAGACCGTTCCGAACGATTCGATATCCGTCGTCCCGGTGATGTCGTGCATGAGCCCGGCAACAACGCCAAGGTCCATGTTTTGCGCGGAGGCGATGTCAGCGCCCTTGTGGGCTAAGCCCGCACGGATGGACGCCTGGATTCCACGCAGGTAATCGTCCAGGGAGCTGCCGACAGTCTCCGCCCCGGTGGGCGAGTTATTCGCCGCCGTGATGGACAAATCGGTAAGGATGGTGGGTACAGCCATGAGGGTTTTCCCCTTCTTCTTGTTGTGCTAGGCTAACTAAATGAGCCTGAAGGACATCCTTTCAGACTTCTCTTGGGAGACCCTAGTTAACCTCCCGCCGAGCGACTTGCTCGCTCTATTGGTTCTTACTCTTGTGGCCTTGTTCCTAGTTCTTGTTCTATTGGGTGCCCTGGCTTTGACCTTCAGCGGTTTTCTTCGGGAGCGCCCATCATCATCCCGAGAGGAACACCCCCGAGCTGCCCAGCGGTAGCTGGTATCTGTTCTGCGCCCTGATATAAACCACGCGCAACAAGAGACTTTGCAATCGGGCTGCGGTCCCACATCCAGAACGGCATCATCCAAGGTTGAGCCAACCACCCAAGACCTAATGGGTTCTTGTTGGCATCCATAAGCACACGCCTCTGAGCCACCTTTGCCGCGTTGATTAACTCTGCTTCCCTAGCAAGCGGTTTCTCTATCGCCGGGACAGCACTACCGATTTCTTTCCTGAGTCCGCGCACTAAAGCCTTCTGGGCCTCGCGCTCTGCTTCCGGTTTCAGCCCCATACCATAGGCTTTGTCCCCAAGCGCTCTATAGCTCCCTTGCTTGAGGGCTTGGGCTGTCTGTACCGGGAACTCGATCTTGCCTTTCAAGAGCGGATGATTGGCAAAGTTCTCCCACGCCTTTCTGATGGTTGCAAGGTCCGATTGTGGATTGACTTGATTCTTGAACTTCTCCACTACCTCACGCAATTCCTGTCCGACCTTGGCCTTGTTAACCATCGCCTTCGATCCGGCAATTTCCTTGGCGACATCATCGCCTAATTGGTCAATCAGTTTTTGCATCTTCTCGACACCACCCTTGGAAACGTTGACATTTTCCTTAAGCATGGTCTCGATTGCCTTAACCGCCTTTCCGGTTCGGTGCTGCTCCATGGTCGGTTTCAAAGCGCTCTGCATGAGCGTCCTGGCACCAGTCTTCATGGCGGGAGCACCGGCACTCTTAGACGCCTGTCCGAGCAATAGCGACGGGAGATACTGAATCCCTACGTTAGTCGCAAAGCCAAGTTTTGCTGCTGTCTCAGGCTCGACATTTCCTGCCGCGAGGTCAGTGACAGCACCGCCAGCTTTATAAGCCACTCCCTTAACCGCTTCGTCGGTTTGCTTAGCACCTTCGCCAAAAATGCTCATCAATGGGTTCCCTGAGAATAGCCCCCTGGCAGCAGCTAGCCCAAGTCTCATCATTGGATCAGGTGGCGGCGCTTGCACGCCTTTCTCTGGAGTTGACGCCTTGAATTGCTCCCAAGGTCCGCTATTGGATTCAGCGGGTTTGTATTTCTCCCAAGGACCGGCCATTACTTCTTCCTCCGCCAGTTCATCCTGTTGCTGGGGTCGCCACCGATGAATTCCCACCCATCAACAACATCTCCATTCTTAGGTTTTACTGGCGCAGTTTGCTGTGGTGCCACCGACCGTGGAGGCATCTCCAGCCTCTTCTTGGGAGACTGCGTAAGCTCGAAGTATCGGTCCAACTCCCCGGAATCTACGCGATCGTTCCACTTCTCCACTGCCCTGGATGCAATGTCGCGACGCAGCTTGGACATGCGGATGAGGGTTTCTTTGTTCAACGGCGTAGTACCCGTCATCACGTTGCGCAAAAACTCTCGCTCAGCAGGAGTGTCCAGGCCACGAGCGCCGATGCCCAATGCTTTAATCATCGGGAACACGTCAGAGCCGAGCAGGGCATCAAGCAACTCTGTGTCGCTCACCTTTTTGCCGCTTGCCTCGTCCTTCATAACTAACTGCTTCGCCCTCTCTAACGAGAGCAGAAGCTCAGAACCCATGCCGGTAATGGCTTCTGATGTCTGAAGGTGATTCAGCACCATATCCAGCTTGGCTACGTTGTCGATAGCCGCAGTTGCAGACTCGTGCTGTCCAATGTCCCTTTCCGCGCTCTTGGTCCCGACTACCTCAGCGTATTTGTTGCCGGCGAGGTTGACGGGAACCTTGACCTGAGTTGCTCCAGACTTGGCTAACTCACGAGCGTAGTCCTGATACGGGACATTCGCTTGCGGTCCCTGTGGCCCCATATTGAACGGCTTGTTGGGGTCCTGAAGTACCTGACCTGGCTGAACTCTGAATGGATCAAAGATCTGCCCGGCAGGCCCGACAGACATCGGCCTCGCAGGAACCAGGTCGGCCGGGTTCTGGGTCTGAGTGAACCTGGCTACCGATTCTTGCGTGTAGTCCTTTGGGTTGATCTTGGAGAATGGGTTTTCAGGCTGCGGCGGCTGTTGCATCTTCTGTATCTGGGCTTGCATGAACTGCTGCTGTAGGTTGCCAAGCTGGGTGTCTTGATACGTCTGCAGGCCCTGTTGCCCAGCCTGGCCAAAGATATTCCCCACAGATTGGGGCAGGCGCGACGGTCCGCTACCTGCCATCATCCCAAGACCAGTCTGCAGCAAGGCCGCATTAGTCGGGTCCAAAATCCCGTTTGGCATACCGCTAAGGATTCCGTTCATAGCCATCCACCAAGGTTCATGCCCGGAGTCATTCCAGTCCCCATCCCGAACGGAGCGCCGCCACCAGCACCACCGCCACCGAACATTCTTCCCATGCTCGCGCCGGTCAATGCGCCGCCGAGCACTCCCCCAGTGGGGTTGTTAAAGTATGGCTGAGTTTGCTGCGAGCCCCACCCCTTCAAGAGATTCGAGTATTGATTAAAGGGAGCGAAGGCCGAACCAGTTCCGCTAGTAGCGAAGTCAGGCCCGGCCGCCGTTGCGCCGAACTGGCGATTGCGCTCCTGGTTGTAGTTGTTCCCGTAGAGGTTGGTGGCAAAGTTACCCAGCGAACGACCCAGCGCCTGGTTGGCGCCCGAGTTACCCCCAAACGCTTGCATATGGCCGAAGCTGGGAGACATCGCTCCCCGGATCTCATTCGCTCCCTGCTGGAAGGTCTCTTGTAAGAAAGGATTAGACCTCGGGTCGAGATACTGACCCTGAATGGTCTTCATCATCTCGTCCTGAGAAGCCCCCACAACAGGACTCTGCCCCTGACCGGCCTGCTGGTTGAACATAGGCTGAGCCTGCCCCAGCATTCCGGTTACATACGGTTTTAACCAAGCAGGGATATCATTGATGGTCGTGGTTGTTCCTGCCTGCTTGGAGCCTCCCATACCACCCAAAAGCCCGCCAGCCAAGCCCCCCAGCGCCATCATCGTCATCGGTTCCATACTCGGTCCTTTCAGGACTCTTATTAGTTACCTGTCAACCAACGCGCTTCTACAAACTGCCCACCAGAACTGGTGCAAATCCACCCGCCGACAACATACTTACCACCCGTTGTCCCAAGCTCTGCAGGTTCAGAGTTGATGACGAAATCGCCCTTGGCAAATCCCGTCCCGGTTGGGGTTGCGCTCCTGGAGGTATAGCGAGCTGTGATCTTTCCCTCGGATAACGCATTGATCTGTTCTTCCAACTGTCTGAACAGCTCCTCCATCCTCTCGGCGTTGTAATTCCTCGGGACTTTCCACGTAACCCCAACCTTACTCACTGCCCTGTCTTTCCATATCCAGAACCATCCCAGGAGCCTCCCAAGCCCCAGAGAGTTCAAACGTCATGCGGTGCCACCGTGCTTCCCTTCTCACATCGAACCTGTTACTCGACATAGCCGTAGTAACGTCGGTCGTTAAATCTTCTCCGAGGTCATCCCTGTAGAAGTTCTGCATGGTCGCGGAATCCGGCTTGGTGAAGAACCGGAATTTAGCTCTGGAGAAGTAGACGAAATTCGCATCGTCCCCATAGTCGCCAGTGGTAAAACTCGAGGTCTCAGGCGTTCCGTCCAAGGTCTGCAGAGCATGCGAGGTATTGAACACCGCTATCCTCGGGAAGCTGTCCAGAAGAAACGCGGTGTCATAGGAGAACTCCGGGAAATCAGCATAGGTCGTATAAAGACTCCCGAGGTCGTCATACGCCGTCCCGGCGGTTATATAGTCAAGCACCGCCTCTATGGTCCTGTCGTCTCTCCCCCAGGTATTGGCCCTGTAGTTATATACGACGCACTTCTCCGGATTCACCGTATCCGACACCGGGTAGTAGAAGTAGATCAGCCCGTTGATGCGATCATGCAGAGAAGTGCACTGTTCGGCCCTCTTTTTGTTCAGCTCGGAGAAGACCGAAATCTTGATCTTGTTCAACCCTAACGGAACTGGTCTGGATCCATCAAAGCTATAGAAGTCGTCGAACCCCATGAAAATATGACGTGGGTTATCAGGGGTTCCAACATCGACAATCGACTCGTGAGACGCAGCTCCTATGTTTCCAGGTAGTTCTCTGAAGTCCCAGGCTTGCGCACCCCCTTGATAAATCCCCTCGTAGACAGCCTTAGCTTTGTAGACCACCACCCTCTCGCCAAATCTCTTGATACCGACGATCTTCCCAGGGGTGCTGGTGAGTCTTATCGTCCCGCACTCGTTATCTATATCCGGGGTCCAGTCTGTGTGATCTCCCTTAGCACACCACCAAACCCTATCAGGGGAGTCTGCGGAATCCTCCAACCCACCTTGGTCAGACACATCCCCAGCAATTACAAACTGACCTACAGTCTCGATTACCCCGAACATCGGGATACTGGCCCCGACGTTAGCAAATGCTCCAGTGGTAGAAGACTGGAGAATGTCGGATTTAGCAGCCGCCAGGGTCACATCCCCGAACTGAGCGAACCTCCATCTCGAATCCACCGAAAGGCCGTAATCCCCACCTGATGCCCTCGTGCGGTCGGTCCACGTAGTACCGGAAGCGTTCTCGTAAATCTTCGTGATCGTGCCGGCAAATATCCGGTGGGACTTATCAAGCTTCTCGATAGCAACCGCACCCTTACAAGCGGCCGCCAGAGCATCCAACCCCGAAGCCTTCGGAGATGGAGCTGCCCTGAATCCACGCAGGGTAGGGATGACCGCAGAACATGACGTGAAGACCCCCGGTTTAGTCGGATCTTCATCGGGCAATAGACCTAGGAACCCAACGTCCATTACGCATCCGTCCAAGTAGTGGAGGCAGCAGCCTCATCGGTCCAAGGTCCCGAGGGTTCATGGCCGATGACGTAGTCGTCCTCCACGTAGTCAACCAGTACATAGCCCTTCCCCTCAGCCCATGAGGTCGAGGCAGCATTTACATCTACCCAGGTCATACCGGGGTGATATCGGCCCTGATCGCAAGGGAATTACCGCTCCATCTGTCTCCCTTGTCTGCCTTCTCGATATCGTTTAGCGAAGTCTCGAACCGCCTCTCCCACACACCGATTCTCTTGTCGTTCTTCAGGAAAGGCTCGGCTTGCAAAAGGCTCCCATAGAGATACGCACTTGGAGCGTTCGTCAGCAGCCAGTTCGTGAGATCCGTGGCGATATCCCACTTCTTGTAGTAGTCCATCTCAGCCGTGTAGGAACCATCCGGAGCGGGCGCTAGTTGAATCTCTCCACCGATGAAGGAATAGAGCTTCGGTTGACCAGTGGTTGAGCCCGCCCAGAACGTGTCGATATATTCCGGAGTGACTAACCGCAGCGTCTGCTTGGGGTTGGTGTTCAACTGGAAATTGCGCATCTCCAGGAACCCCGTCGGCAGGACAACGTACTCCGTGCTCACCGTAGCCGTAGCCCTTTGCTCCATAGCTCGGATACGAAGACGTTTGTTTATCGTGTCCTCCGCAAGAGTAATGAACTCAGGAATCCGACTGGAAAGATCAGCGCGAGCTAGCCAGTTCGTGCAAGCGGTTTGTAGCTCCGCATACGTCGAGATCGCCATACCTTAGCCTTAGCTTTGTTGTTAGTTCTTCTAGAGGCCACGTTCCATCCTTGGCCTGGCGAAACATCTTTACCGATCGATACCACGGCAAATCGTCGCCCTTCACACCGTAGAAAAATCGTGGTTTGTTAGGAGCGATGCACCAGCATTCCTTGCCCAAAGCACCTGACAGGTGAACAACCGCAGTCGTTACCGATACAACAAGATCCAGCTCAGCCACCAGGCCGGCGGCATCGTCGTAGTCCTGTGCTCTTGTGGCCCTTGGATAATCGAGGATCTTGATGCCATGCTCCAGTTCAAGCTCCTCTATTTCTTCTGACTTGTCCTTGTATTCCAGGCTCACCCATGTTGCGTCGATCGACTTGAACAACGGTAGAAACGCCTCCAGCGGAAGGCTTCGCTTGTTGCTACCTGTGATCTTTAACCCGCCACTCCAGGCAATTCCTATTACCGGCTTCTTGAAGGTATCGAACAAAGCCCTCCACTGAAGCCTTCTCTCCGGATCGGCCTTTAGAAAAGGCGTCCCAGGAAAGTCCTCATCTTTCTCCCTGAACATGGCGGGGAGACAATCAGAGGCGATGGAGTAATCAATTTGGTGGTCCCACTCCCTCTCATTTACGAATCTGGTTCCGTAGACCCTTGCTTCCGGGAAGGACCTTTTAAACAACCCCGCCAGCCGAGCATCGCAATCTATGATGATGTCGGCTTTCCTAGAGGCATCTGGGATGCAGGAGGCAAACGCTATTTCGTCTCCTATACCCTGGTTCCCATACACGACTACAGAGCCAGACTCCCCATTCCACATCGGCTCCTCAGGGTCGTTGTAGGTCCGGATCTCCCTCTGTTTAGTGGTCCCGACAGTCTCCCTGTATAGCTTCCAGCCCGACCAATCGCGCTTCATGAGAAGCGCCATAGCCCTAGTATCTTTGGAATCGAGACTAGATTTTCCTATCTGGTCAACCTTCGCCAGCCACTTCAAAGCTTCTTCCGGATGACACCTGTTCACGCTTATAAGCGCCAGGTTTTCCAGTGCCTGGTAGTAATTGGGGTTCTTCTTTAGCGCCTCCTTGAAACAATCCTCTGCAGCATCAAGATCCCACGTCTCCTGATGGCACATGCCCATGTTGTTCCACAGCTCAGGTTTAGATGGGTTTAGCTGCGCCGCCCTTCGGAAGATGTTGTACGCCAAGCCGAATCTTCGGGTCTTCATGAGGGCGTAGCCGATGTAGAACAACGCCTCCGCATTCAGGAAGTCGAGACTTAAAGCGTCTCCAGCTAGCTTGATACCCTCCTCGTATCGCCCCTCTTTTATTACCTCCCCGGCTAGCTTTACGTTCCTAAGTGAATCTTGTTTGTCGTTTTGAGATATTTCCATTCCGGACTATTTAGCAGTCTGAAAAGTAACTTCGAATTCCTGGGGTGCATCGGCCAGTCTTCAATTCCGTATTCGGTAAGCCATCGCAACTGAATCACTATAGGAATAAAAGAGTAATGCCACAGCTCGTTCTTGATGCCGTTCTTCGTATAGTCGTCGTCGTTCCTGTGCTCCGCGTTCTGATCGAGGATTGGCTCTACGTCCTGAATGGTCTCTATGTGAGAGTCGCCAGTCAGGTTGTCGTAATGGAAGATCTCCGTCACCCCAGTTAAAGGGTCTCGGTCGAATAGTCTTTTCAAAGGAACAAGGGAGGGGTTGTTGGCCCCTCCCACCCTTTACTAGATGGTTCCGTCTACGCCGGCAAGCTTCCCGGAAGCCGCCTCGTTCCTAGAAACGAGAGTGAGTTCCGCCAGAAGATGCCACTTGTCGGAGTCGCCGGTTTTCGCCAGCTTTTCCTTCGTCACACCGCGAAGCTGTGCGACCGCCCAATAGTCCATGTCCAGAAGGTGAACCGTCCGGTCACGGCTAAAGCGGCTTGGCACAACCAAGTGTTCCCCGAAGTCCGAGACATACACGTCAGCGCCACCGATGATCCTGGTAGCCCTCGCGGTATTACCGGCCTCTTTGGTAACGTCCGCGATACCCACGAAGCCAGAAATGCGCTTCTTGGAGTTTGGACCGACAAGAACGAGCCTCGGGTCTCCGCCTGCCGTCCAGATCTCCGAGATAACGTTCTTGAGGTCGGTTTCTGAAAACGATCCCAAGTGCGTCTTCTCGGTGCCAGCCGTTACAAGCGTACCGTTCCAGCCCCCGGAGGTATAGGCCCCCGTACCTGAAGACTTGTTCGTGTGGTTCGTGGAAAGCCACGATTCCACCGATGCAAGTTTCCGGGCAGAAGCCGCGTCACCAATTTCCGTCCCTTGGTTCTGAGTCAAAGCGTATTCGATATCACGCTTCAGCTCTTTACCGCGCTTCATCAGTTGGTAGGCGATCTCCGAGTCCCTTCCGGCCTTGTCAACGGTTTCCTGAGTTCCAGAGACCTGGATGGTCTTCTTGAAAATCTGGGTTACGTTGGAAAGGCGGGTGGTCGGAACTGCGGTGTCTACCGCCGAGTCATCGCCCTCAATGTGGGCGTTGGCAGCAGCGGCGGCGAGAGCATCGGTCTGCCACTCATGCGTACGAGCTTTCGCCTTGACTCTCGGCGCACGGGAGACAAAAGGCGTCTCCATAGGCGAGATGTTGAAAATGGCGTCGGTCAGGTCTTCCCTGTTGCCGATAGCCTGGTAAGTCTGGAGAGTTCCAGAAGGTACAGTCATCGCTTATTCCCTTTTTGTTTTTGTAGATACCAATTAGCAGCGTCGTCCAGCGAACCGGACTTCTTGAGCCGGTTGAAGGCGTCGTCTGCATCACTGCGGGGACTTGGCTTTTCTGCACTTCCGGGTTTCACAACCTTGGGAACTGCCACGACTCGCTTACTAACCTCGGGCTTGGCTCGTTGGAGCTGCCTGTATTGGTAGGCATCGTGGAAAACCTTGATCAACCTCGCGTCATACACACTCTCGACATCCTTGATGTCAAAGCCGTAGTCTTTAACCACGGTCCCCAACACCTTTTGATACACGTCCCCATTCCATCCCTGGATGTCTGCTTCTAAGGTCTGGCGGGACTTCTCGATTACCTGAGCTAGCGCGGCCTTCTGGTCAGTTTGTAGCTTTTCCTGGGCTTGGCGCTGCTCATTCTCGATAGCCTGTAAAGTCTGGGTTAACTGGATCTGACGGAAGAAAAGCCGCTGAGCCTCTCCTGGGTCTTTCTGCGCCAGCTCGTTCAAATCCACGTTCTGGAGTTCTGGGGCAACGGTCTTCAGTACCAGTTGCTTATGGGTCTCCAGTTGCTTCAAGTATTCGTTCTGGGCCTGTAGGGAGGCTTGTTTGACCTTCTCCTGGATCTCGGCCTCTTGCTGCTTTACCTTCTGGATGTTGCGGTGATAGTCCGCCTTCATCATCCGCTCTTCACGGAGTTGTTTAAGCGAAACCTTTACCGTCTTGGTCTTGTCCTCAGTGTCCTGAACCTCGAAAATAGGAGCCTCATCGTCTATTTCGATGGTCTCCGCTTCCTCGGTCTTTTCCTCGGGCTTTTCTTCTGCCTTCTGCTCTGGTTTTTCCTCCTGCTTTGGGGCCTCAAGGTCGGTTCCTGCGTGTGGGTCGTTATCCGGATTCTCGCCAACCCACTTGGTAAGAGCTTCTACCGTCGCTGTTTCTTCGTGGATGGGGTGAACCGGCGCTTGGGCTTGGGATTGCTCCTGCCCTTGTGCTTGGGTCTGTTCCATGTTTCACCTTGTTATTAAGAGCGGCTTCTATGTCCGCTTGACTGCGCCCCTTGCTGGGTAACTAGAAAATCCCGAACCTCTTTTTAGGGTCCTGGAAGTTGTATTCGATGATCTTCTCGGTCTCGATATGAGTACGGATGCTGTCCCTGATAAGCTCGAATACCTGAAAGGCGATGGTCGCCTTGAGGGCTTCTGCATCCGTCTTAGCCACCCTTAAGGCTTGAAGTAAAGCGGTCTGGGCAAGCTCGAACGACTCCTTTAGCAAAGGATCGTTCAGTAGTTGCTTGGCTCTCTCAGCCCTTATCTTCGCTTCTTCTGGGTTCATGACAGCAGCAATACCTCTTCGTCGTCTTCTTCTATTGCGTCCATGCCTGCGTTTATCATCGACATCAGCTCGGCAATCTTTGCCAACCTGTCGTCCATCTTCTGCTCGAACCTCTCGATTCGTTCTTCTGCCTGCCTGTAGAGAATCCCGGTTTTGGGAAGCTTCTTCGCCTGCTTCACCAGGATCTTTAGCTTCTTCCTCTCCCTGGCTACTGCCTTTTCTTCCTCCTGGATCTCCTCCAGGATTTCATCTTCTTCCCAGACAACCCGATACTTACTGCTCTTGTGACCGCCAACGAGCGTCGCGACTTGTTGTGCTTCTCCGCCCGTATCGAACGCATCTACACCGAATACAAGTATCGGTTCGACAACATCCATTTATGCCAGTTCTTCCGTACGGATTATCCGACCCGTGCCGTCATAGGGCTGAGTGCCTGCCACATCCTTGTAGGTCTGCGCCGAGAAAAGCGGCGTCGTGCCATCCGCGTCGTAGATGGTGAATATGCCGGTCGCCGGGTCAAGGACGCGCTTACGTTGTAGGAGGAATTTCGCGTTCAGGACTTCCGTCAACGTGGGCCCTCCTACGCTGAAATCAGCGATGACGTAGCCGGCTACAGACACGCCATCGACGGTCCCTGCTGTCATGACCAAAGCGTACCTCGTAGAATTTGTATATCCGTTCGCGCTCGAGGCCACTACTTCCACATTGTTAAGTCCAGTGCGCCCGTCAAAATCAACAGCAAGAGTAATTCCGGCTGTTATCTCGGTAACACTATTCCCTGGATACGCAGCAATTGCACCACCAGTCAACGCGCTTGGCAGCCCAGATGAATTTCTAGTGGTGAACTTAATGTTCAACGTGTCTCCTAACCTGATGTCTCCTGCTGGTATTCCTATTACGATGCGAGATTCGAATCCAGCACCCCCAGCCCCGGCGGTTACGGTCGGTGCAAACGTGGTGATGGTCAACGCCGCAGTGCCGGGCGTGACCGTCCGGTGATCTGTAGCCGACACAGTTGCTGCAAATGTCTCCAACGTAAGTGCGGCGGTGCTCGGCGTTACGGTGACGCCTGCGCCACCAGTTACGGTAGGCGCGAAGGCTGTCAGCGTCAGACTGGCGACACCCGGGGTAACCGTCTGATGTGCTGTCGAAGTTACCGTAGGGGCGAAGGTCGCCAGTGTCAGCGCCTTTGTGGACGGTGTTACTACCTGACCGGCGCCTCCCGTTACCGTAGGTGCGAACGTGGTCAGAGACAGAGCCGCCGTAATTGGCGTGACCGTCTTGTGATCGCTCGACGTGACAGTCGGTGCGAAGGTAGTAAGCGACAGCGCCTTCGTCGTCGGCGTGACGACTTGGTTCTCTGTGGCGGTAACAATCGCTGCGAAGGCAGTGATTACTAGCGCCGCTGTAGTCGGCGTAACAGTGACGTTCGCGGCCGCAGACCACGCGCCGATCAGTTTGTCATTCGCGCCGTTGACGCTGATCGTGAGCGTCTGGTTGCCGTGGCTCGCTGCGCGAGATGCGCTAAGCACGCCCACCAGACGGTCGCCAGCGTTCGTCGTGATCGGCGAACCGATGGCGACTGTATGCGACTGCGGCCCGGTGCCGATCTTCGTGCCCGACGTGCCAAGCGTCTGCTGCAGCGTTCCCGCCGAGTTCACGCGGCGCAGCGACAGCGTGTAGGAGATGTCCGCGCCGGTGGCGTCGATGTCGCACGAAACCGTGTAGTCGCCAGCCGGCCATTGGGCCAGATTCGGAACGCTCGGCTCCGTGTACCACGCCGCCGATCCGGTGCCGCCGCCAGCCAGCGTAATGTCGAGGCTCGTCCCACCTTCGGCCGCGTCCAGCGCCTTCTTGTTATGGACCGTACCCTGGCTCGTGAGGCCAGAATTGGTGTCGGTGAGAACGAAGGTCGTAGCCATCAGAGCAACCCCACGCTCCGCGCCACATCGTCACTCACCCACTGGCCGCGCCGCGTTGCCTTGAATGGCGGCAACTTCGCATTCGGCATGTACGGCGTGCGCTCCTGCGCGCGACTAGGCCCAAACGTCCATACCATGCCATGCCCAAAGTACGGATCTGCTGGGTCGTCAGTCTTCCACACGCCGACAATCGTGCGCCTACCCTTAACAACCACTCCGTAGTGGTCCCAGCCAGAGAAGGTTACGCCGTCAAAGATCACCTTGAGCACTCCTTTGCGCGGCGCAGAGGAGAACTTTGAGGGCGCCCCCTCCCACATCGACAAGTCCGAGAATAAAACGCGCATCAAGCCAGCGTGAACACTCCACTTGTGTGCGCGGCCACGGTGAACGTGTTCCCCGTGGTAGCCGTAACATCCGCTGGCGTGTCATCGACAAGGCAGTAGCACAGCACATCCCCGGTTACCTCGTAGATGACCGCGAATCGTGCCGTGATGCTGCCGCCAGATGCCGTCCATACGGGATCGGTGCCGATATCCACCGTAACCGTAGTGGTTCCAGCGAGCGTCAGCGTGACCGCAATGCCGCCGGTCGTGTAGCCGTTCGCGTTCGCGTGCTCGTTCGTCAAACCCGCATAGGTCGTGCTCGACGCGCCGATGTTCGACGTTGAGAGAAACAAAGCGCACTTGTACGAGTCCGTGTCGATGTCGAACGTACCGTTTAGCAAGCGTGTGCGCCCGCCGTTGGTGAAGGTCCATACTCCAGCCGCCATACTTACATCTCCCTATTCAATGATTATTTGCTTGCTCACTCTATGCCCGCCGCCCTTCCAGACTTGTCGCGGATGATCTTCTTCGGTTTGGCTAAAGCCTCAGCAGCCTTAGCTAAAGCACTGGCAGCGGAAGTCAAAGACTCTCCTTGTTTATTCGCTGCCTTGCTTTCTTTTTCCTTGGACTTTTCCTCAGAAGCGACTTTCTCCCTCTCAAGCGAAGCCCCCTCGGCAGCCTTGTAGCGCTCCAGCTCTATTTCAAGCATTGACTTGGCTTTCTCAAGCTCAAGCCTTTCACGCTCCATCTGCATTTCCATCGCAAGCTTTTCACGCTCGAGATCGATCTTGGCCTGTTCCTTTTGCACATCCAGTTGAAACTTGGCTTGATCTCCATGAGCCTTCTGCATCATCTTCATCTGGTCGCTCTCGTTCTTCGCCTGGATCTTCATCTGATCCACTTGAGCGTCCATCTCAGCCTTTGCAATCGCAGGGTCTTGCTGAGGCGGTTGCGGAGGCATCTTTTCAGGATGGGTGTAGAACAAGTCCCCACCCTTGATGTTCTTCGCCTCCAAGGCTTTCATTCTCAGGTTATAGACGTTCTCCGGAGTGACGATGGGTAACCCGCCTTGTAAAGCAGCCAACTGGAATTGGGTTTCTTCGTTCAGCGCAGCGAGTTGCGTCTGCTTGGAGCCAGTACCCAACCCAACCATAACGGTGAGGTCGAACTTGTTAGTCCATTCCCTCGGGTCCATCGGAACCCACTCGTTTCTCAGCCTGATGACCTTCGACTGGTCCTGGTACTTCTGGACGTTCTCCAGGATCGCGTAGAACAGGTCCTTAACCCCGGTCTCGGCAAACACTCTAGCGATCAGCTCAACCCTTGCCTGTGTGGCTTGGTCGATAATCGCCGCACCAGTTGCGTGCTTGCTGATGGAGTCAGGATCCAATGGAGCCCTGTTTACCCCGGTCCTGTTCTCTTTTATCTGGTCGATGTATTCCAGGAGGTTGAAGGCCGGCGCCCCTAGAAGAGCGGGCTGCATCGGCTTTACCGCATCGAACGTCTTGACCCTGACAATCCCTCCAGGACGACTTGTGAGAAGGTCGTCAATGTTGACCATCCCATCCAAAGCCATCCATCGGCCGTTGTTGTTCAAGTACATGTTGTCCAGGATCTGCCTGAACACCGTGGACTTGAGCAACTGAATATCCATCACCAGATCGGCAACGGACATTCCGTAGAGCTTATGGGGGAGGATGATCGGGGTGAGGGTTACGAACGGGCAGGAATCCGCTTCTTCGTCCTCCAAGATCCTGTCCCCCGCCATGATGGTGTGGCGAAGCTCCGCTATTCCATCCCCATCCCTGTCTATCCTCCAATACGCCTCAGCCAGCCAAACGTACCTGTTACCAGGAGTGGAATCCGAGCGGTCGCTCTGGTCGGTCTCATCGTAGGAATACCTTGCTATCCTCTCCTCGTTGAAGTTGTCTTCTTCGTAGGAGGAGACATCGTCAACATCCTCGAACCCCATTTCCTTTAGTTCCGAGATGGTGACTCTGCGACGATGGCAGATGAACCTGTTCTTGCTTAGCGGAGCTACCGGGTAGCGGTTGACAAGGACTTCTTCCGGTGGGACCGGCTCTACGCAGCACTTCCCTTTTTCCGTCTTTTTCCTGACCTTCAGAGAATGGGACTTGATCTCAACCCCGGTCATGGGGTCCACCGTCGCATCCTCGGTATGCTCTACGGGTTCTACGCCATCATCCTGCAGGATCATGGCGAATTCATCATCCGTCAGGTGCTCATAAGTCTCTGTTTTGTGTTCGGTGTACTTCTCCCAATAGACCTTTACGAAACCGTTTTTAGAGAGGAGGGCGTCCTTGAACCAGGTGTATAGGGTTAAAAACCCGTCGTTCTGCCTCTGGAAAATGTAGTTGACGTAGTCCGTAGCCTGTTGGGCGTTCTTCTCGTCTTCCGGACCTTGAGGCTCGAAGCGGACAATCGTGTCTCCCCCAGTGAAAATCCGCATGAGGGAGGGCATGATCCATTCGATGGTGTCCGCCACGTCCCGGGAGACATACGAAGACCGACCTTCAACCTCGTTACCAAAAGGCTTCCCGTAGTAATACTCGAGAGCGGTTTGCCTTTGGTGGGAGAGTTCTGAGGAGCTGTAACCAACCGCCCCCCTTATCTCATCGTCAAGTAGAGCCCGAAGCTCGGTTTCCGTCAGTTTCGGCATTATTTTTATTCTTAGAAAGCCGTGCGTTGAGCATGCGGTACTTGTTCTCTAGTTCCTTGAGCCTGACTTCCACCCCCAAAACAGGACCAGCGGAAGTTTTCGAGAGTTCATTGACCCTATCCTCCAGGGCTTTGATCCGCTTCAGCATCGCCAAGCTCATTTCCAGTTTTCCTCTATCCAGTCGGCTTTAACGTCCGTGAGCTTCGGAAGACCATGGAAACAAACGATGGACGTGTCTTCAGGAAGACCGCTCACGCAATGAAACTTGTAGGACTTGATGGTTTCCATTGGCAAGTGGTCAACCCTTTGTCTTAGCGAATCCCATATAAATGCCTGATCTCCCAGGTAAGGACCGTCCCTCTTTTTCTCGTGGTAATCGATCCATTTATATGGCTTCTCGCAGAATCTCAGGTACACCCTCTTTAGCGGTTTCCTGAACCACATCACCCCGGACCCCACAAACGAGGGAACGTGGAAATTGCTCAGCATCGCAAAGTCCATGTCCAGATTCGACAGGTGATCCAGGCTTCCGGTGACTACCGTATCGAGGTCCAGATAAAGGGTGGGACCGTTTACCACCCTGAACAGCTCGATCTTCGACCACCAGCCCGGCCAGTTATGAACTAGTGGGATTCGTTCGCAGGGGACATCAACATCCGAAAGGCACTTGAACGTATGGGGAACCGTTAGATTCCTCGCTACGCCATCCCTTAGTTTCCTGACCCACTCAGGGGTGTATTCCTCTCCGGTCCTCAGGACACAAAGAACCGTCAGCATACAAAGGCGCAGCGCCTGTATTTTTGCGCCGCAGATATCACAACGCCCCTTGGTTTTTCCTTCTCTATTCTCAGGTCTGCTATGCAGAAGCCTTTGACTTGGTAGGTACTAAGTGGGTAGTGAAATCCCCAGGAGAGCAGAGAAATCACCAGGTCAGACTGCAGTTCCTCTTTTGTTCCTACCTCGTGCCACTTGTCGCACTCGAAACCGTTTGCCTTCAGAAGAGCATCCGTAGCTTTACGGGAGTTGCCTATCGTGCTGGTGAACCCGTAACTTCCAATCCCCCCATCGCCATCAAGTAATTCGAGCCTGGCATGGGGAAATTTACGCTTCAGTAAGACATCAATTCCCGCCATGCCGCAACCGATGTCCAGTATGGATTCGACCCTATCCGGTAGGTAGGGCTCGATCATCCGGAAGTCGTGTTCGACGTTGAAGCCGTCAGGCCGTTGCAGTTTTATCCAGCACCAGCATTCATCCGGTACTACTAATCCTGTCGCGGATATCAGGCCACTTCTCCCGTAACCACACAAGGTAAGCTTTTCGATCCGCCGGCATAGGTGGGCGTTCCATGTACGTCTTGTCCGGCGGCATCCTCCCCTTGTTCACATGCTCGTGTGAGACCATTACCTCGTCAAGCCTCTTGCACCCGAATTCCTTGGCTATAAGCTCGTTAACGTCGTCCAGGTAAAAATGCCTCAGGTCCGGACACGCAACCCACCCCAGCTTTCTAGCGAAGTCCCCACTCATCACTGGTGTGGATATGCGGTCGGCGTAGTTGTCCTGGGGCCATACTAATGGGCCTTTAAGAGCATCTACCAGCCTCGTATCCCAGTTCTCGGTCTTCGGTAGGTGGTCGTCATTCAGGACCCCATACCACGGCTCATTAGGCCGGTATCTAAATCCTTTATTCAACTTGCCGGAGAGAAAGTCCCTCCTGAAAACGACCCTCTCCCATTTATCCGGGAGTCTTACCTTCTCGTACTGAGTTGAATCGTCGTGGCACAGAATCAACAACCCGGGCGTTTGAAAGTTGCCCTTGTCGAACAACCTCTGTGCCAGGTGAGGTCGTCCCCTACTGGGTAGCAGCCACATACACCGATAGATAATCCAAGGGGTCTAAACTGGTAGATGGCTTATCCACCCACTTTTTTTCTTTCGTGCTCCAAATAGCCAAATCTTGGATCTCCAACCCAGCCATCTCGCACATTCTCTGAGCTTCTTTAATGGTGTAGACGCGATGGAAATTCCCGACTCTTACGGGCAAATCCCCGTCCACCACTCCACCAAACGTAATTGCTCCAACTGCTCCGGGCTTCATCACCCTCTTAACTTCGCAGAGCATCTTCTCGTCACCATCCTTGACTATGGGGTCTCCATACCTCCCCAACCCAACATGAGTGAGGACACAAGCCGAACTCACCGCATCGAACGAGCTATCGGGTATCGGCATTGAGCTTGCATCGGCTTGGATGAACCTCGAGAAACCATGCGGGGGTTTCCTGATATCCAGGTAAGTTACCTCCCACCCGATCCTCTCAAGCGCAAAAGCCTCGAATAGCGGAGATCCAATGACGAGACAAGATCCCTTCCCCTTCCCAAGGTGCTCTACAGCAAAGTTAGTAGAGGCCACGTACCAATGATCCTTGGAGGGGTGTTTCCCTTGCCACGGCGAGTTCACAGACCCAACATCTGGTGTTTCTACAACAAGCTCCTGCCTCACGCTCTTATGCGCTCTATCAAAGATGTCGTCGTAATCGGAAGCGACGGAAGGTAAATGCTAGGAATCCCCAGTTCGCTTAGGACTTTGTCCTCTGGCTTTGGAACGCCTCTATACTCCTCCCCTCGCATCCACACATTCGGATGCACAAGGCCAATGTTGTGGATGGGTGTCTCGTCCTTAGTCAGCAGCACGTTATCAACTACCCGCAACGCCAAGAGAATGACCATGCGCTCACCCTGCGGCACAATCGGGCGTCCCCTCTTGGAGATAAAGGCATCTGCCACCAAAGAAACCACCAGTCTTTCGCAATGCTCCTTCGCTCTTTTCAGGTGCCATAGGTGCCCGGCATGGAAAAGGTCGAATACGCCATGCACCATCCCGACTTCGTATTTCACGCAAGAAAGTTGACGTTGGCTGGTGCCTGAGTGATCGGGAACGTCACCTTGCCATCGAGATATCTATAGAGCCAGTCGTTGGTCAGGTTCTGCATGCAATCCGATGGACAGCGTTTACGGGGGTCAAACTCGTCAGATGCTATGTAGCGCATGACTTCCCAATAACGCTCACCGTGGAACATATCCTTGAATCTCTGGGTCGTGATGTTGCCGATGTGGAAGGCTCGCCACTTCTCGTTGAATAGCGGCCCGCAAGGGGCGATAAGGCCATTTCCCGACATCTGCAGGGCAAATGGAGGGCCAAAACACCGCGAGTACTGTCGTTCCCCTTGGTGCTTCAGCTTGTTCCACTTGACTACGATCTTTGTATTTTCGTCGGACAGCGCCTCGCACTCGAGCAGCGTTTCCTCGATTCTTCCATATCCCTTGTAGTCCACCTTGAGAATGCCGTCCATGTGGGTGTCCACCCAGCAATGCTTGATGATCGCATAGTGAACGCCCAGATCCTTGGCAAGTCTCGCAAACGGCAGCAACTGGTCGGACTGGTCGGGGTCGCACACCAAATTCATGTTTGTAATGCACGGCCAGTTGTTGTCTCGGACAAGTCTTACTGCCGTTCTTATGTTGCCGATCACGATGTCATAGACCGCTTGTTTCAGGCCCATGATCTCGGCGTAGCGCTTTTTTTCTCCGGCTGAGAAGTTGACCCTAAAAGACGAGAGTCTCGGTAGAATTCGCTCAAGTACCGGCTGCGTAGTGGCGATGCCGTTTGTTCCTACTCCGATAGCTATTCCCAGGTCGGTCGCCTTTTCTACTGACTCGGCATACCACGGAACCATAGTCGATTCGCCGTCAGAGATGTAGTTCATTGCCAGAACACCGATCTCTGCGGAATCCTCGAGGAACGCCATCGCATGATCGCGAGTGATGACACCACCCTCCGAGGCTTGAGTCTGAGCCGCGCAGAAGTAGCACGCCGCCTGGCATTTCCTGGTCCACGCCACATCAATGAAAATTGGAGCTACGCGCTCACCGCGCGCCCAAGCCTCGACTCTTTCCCTGTGATAGCCGATATTGGAGCCATCTAGCGTCAGATCATGCTCACCTACATGGGTGGTAGTTGTGTAATCGAAGTTCAAAGCTTATCCCGCTGTTGAATCGTCATCAGGCGGCGCAATTTGGAATCATCGCCTTTCAAGTCCTTTACCACTCTCACGTCCAGCTTGGTCAGGGTTCGCAATGTATGCTCCAGGAGCATGAGAGCAGGCCCCTGCACGTCCGTTAAAATCTCTGGCGGGAAGGTCACTACTACCTCAAGTCCTTTTTCAGGCATGTGGAGACATCTGATCGAAGGTCACATAGACCTGTTTCCCGTCCACCATCTCGTACTCCAGCTTCGGGACTAATGTCTGTCTCGGGTTCATGTAGTACTCCAGCAAACACGCACCACCGGAATTCAACATAGCTGGTATGAGCCTTTGATAGTCCTCCCAGGTTCTTATTTCACCGGCTGTAATACCGAACGCCAAAGCAACATGCCTGTAGTTGGGAAATGAAACCCCGCTATCAGGAGCAACACCAGACTCTTTCAGTCCTGCCACTTTTTGGGTGCGGCGGATCATCAAATACCCTTCATTCCTGTAGACGATGATCTTTATCGGGAGCTTGTGATGAACGATGGTTTGCAGCTCCTGCAGGTTCAACATCATCCCGCCGTCGCAGTGCAGGCAAAGAACCTCACCCTTGTTTGTAGCGAAGCTCGCCCCTATCGCCGCCGGGAGGGCGCAGCCCATCTCCCCCAAACCCCCGGAAGTCATGATCCTCTGCTGTGGTTTCAGCCTTAGCACCTGATGGGCCGTGATTAACGACGTGCCCATGTCGGTAACTATGATCTGGTTGGGTTTCAGGTACTTCTGCAGCCCAGAAGTGAACCTGTAGGCGTTGATATAACCATCAACGTCAGCATGAGTTGGAAATTCAAGCCAAGGGTATTTAACCGCCCAGTCCCTGCATTCCAGCATCCAGCTTGGAGATGGCTTCCAGTAAAAACTGTCTACAAAGTCCTTGGCATCCCCGGGGATCCACTTTGCATGCGGGAATTTCCTTACTTCCCTCTCATCTACGTCCACCATGTAGATGTCCTGCTTCGGGGCCTCATGCCCCACGTTCCATATCGCCATCCGATTACCGATGGCTAATATGGCTTCAGACTTGAACAGGATTTTGTTCGCTACCCTGTTGCCGTAGATCCCTGGACAACCGAAATAGTTCTCGTGGTGGTTGTCTACTAAATCCTTGGCCTGCCAGCTCGTCAGAACAGGTATCCCAAGGCCCAAGAGTCTTTCTAGTTTCGCTCCTCTCGCCCCATGACCCAAAAGGATGACTGGCTTGCTATACGACTTCACCCTGTACATCCTTTGGGATATCCACCCACACCGGCCCCATCGGGGGGGTTAGGGCGATTCTCGCCATTTCCTCCAACTCTCTTGGGTCTTTAAGCCTTATCGCTCTCTTGGTGAAGTTCTCTGCAACACCAGAGGAATCGTAACCCTGTATCCCCCAGACTATTGTGGGGGCGTACATATACTTGGAGGCTTCGTTTCCGGAGAGGATAAGGACCGGGATGCGGTCCATGTAAGCAGCCTCAACCCCGGTGATTGCATTTGTGCTTCCCGCTCCCGTTGTGCAAAGAACCGCTGCCAGCACACCCGATGTTCTATAGAAGTAGGATGCAGCCATAACCGCAGCTTGCTCATGGTGCACGCAGACCACTTCTGTAAATCCACGCCTGACAATCGCATCCCAGAGAACGAAATTTCCCCCACCTATGATCCCAAAAGCATGGGTTATCCCCTTGGCCTCCAGGAACTCCGCTATCTTTTCAGCTATCGTCTGCACGCCAGATGGTGACTACGTTCCTGTTTACCTTGTGGTGCTCCAGGTTCTTTCTGTAAGCATCGGGCTCGCTTTTCCTGGGTAACATCCCGAGCCGGTTATCTCTAGCAGAGGTCAACTCAACTATGAAAGCCGCATCACTACCTCCAATTACCCTCTGCCTTTGCTCTTTTACGAGCATTTCCGGCCATAGGTGATCCCACGCCCCGCCCAATTGCGCCTTCAGGAAATCCACGTCTTCCTTCTTGGGTCTTACCAGGTGACAGGTCGGAATCCTAGCCGTGACGGCATAAAGATTTGGCCCTATCTCCCTCCACCCAGCACCAGAGTCAAACGAGCTATTCATCGGCAACTCTATGTTCGAAGACTTCCACCCCTGGTGAAGGTGCTCCATCGCAAGTCTTACGAGCTTCGCGTTAGAGGTCGGTTCTTTCAACTCCGGGAAGGTCTCGGCAACAACCCTGGGATGAGGAACGGCAACGCAGGTATACGGATTCTCCGAGGCTATTTTGACCATCGTTCTGATGGTCCCCTCACCGAATATCAGATCCGGAGGGGCTACCAACAAGGCGGATTCGGTTTCCACCGCAGCCCTCATCTCGCCGGCCAAGCACTTGACGAGATATTTTCCTATATTCCCCTGATGCTCGACCTTGTGGATTTCCAGGGGGATGCCAACAGGGCCTAAAGTTCTTCTGACCCGATCCTCCTGTCCCGTACATACCGTCCACGTCGCACCCTCCAAAGCCTTTCTGTTTTCCGGCCAGTTGAGGGAGGCTGAGCTTCTTTTCAACCATTCCAGGTATTTATCGCCGTAAACCAGCGTGAAGATCCTAAGTTTCACGCAATTCCTTCAGCACCTGATGACCTGTCTCCAACTGTCTTTCTTCTGACTGCTGCATATCCACCCCATTTAGATAGTGGGTGACTAGCACAGCCCTCATTCCTATATTTTCCGCAGTCCACACCGCAGAGAGGATGTTCGGGGACTTACCAGACCCGGAGAGAGCTATTAGCAAATCTCCAGGTTCTCCTACTTTCTCGATCCACCGGGCAAAAACGGTTTCATACCCGTAGTCGTTGGCAAAAGCAGTCAAAGTCGCGGGGTCGAGCGTGAAAGCCTTTATGCCAACGGACAAAAGATCGTTCGCGATATGGACTGCGTTCGCGTAACTCCCCCCGTTGCCGATGAGATAAACCCTCTTAGCCTTCCTGACAAGTTCCGAGAGCTTCGAAGACTTCATCTCTTCCCACTACGGCTGTTCCAAATCTACTTACCGCAACCCCAGCGGCCTTGTTCGCATATTTAGCCGCCTGATAGAAATCATGACCATCGTGAACGGCAACGGCAAAAGCCGCTATGGCGGTCTCTCCCGCCCCAGATACGTCAACCAATTCTCTGGGCTCGGCGTAGATCCTCACCGACCAGTCTTCGTACAAGGTCATGCCTTCAGAGGCCCTGGTGAGGAGAATCGCCCGGATATCCGCTTTTTCCTTTATCGCCTCGACCTTGTTGGCCAAATCCTGCTCATCCTTCCACCCCCCGACCATGACCCTCATCTCATCCAGGTTGGGTTTAACCAGGTCCGCACCCCTATAGCGTTCGTAGTCATAGCCTTTGGGGTCAACCAAGACTGTTTTCCCTTCTTTCCTGCACTGCGCAATCAAACTCTGGACGTTGGCTAGAGAGCCCTTCCCGTAGTCAACAAAGACGACGACATCTATTCCCGACAGATCCAGCCTGGTAATGGGTTCCTGGGGGAAGTCGAAATCAATCCGGAGCATCTGCTGCTTTTTACTCACCACCCTGAGTTTTCGGATTCGCTCCCCGCTTCCAAAAACCCGTCTTACCTCGACCCCCATCGCTTCTACGTTGTTCGCGACGTTCGCGGCCGCGCCTTCTCGTTTTTCTATCCTTTGAACCGAGATAACAGGTACTGGAGCCTCGGGAGAGATCCTCGTTACCTCCCCGAACCAGTACTCGTCCAGCATCGCGTCCCCACAAACGAGGATCAAACAATGCCTGCCTTCGGGTACTCGATTTTCTTTCCGAAGTCCTGAGCTGCGTGGTAGGTCTTGCTGAATAAGGCCATGTACTGAAGACCATCATGAGGGTGGGAGTAGTCGTTCTTCTCCGGAACGTCCCTGTATCTCTCGTCCCCCGTTACCTGGACCCTTTTGTAGTGATAGCCGCCGTTGAAACCTTTTCTGATGAATCTGGCGTTTGGAGAGACTGCCAGTCCTGGTGCTCCATCAATAAGTTTCGTGAGATAGGCAGCAACAGCCTCTCTGCGGGCGACGAATTCATTGGTGATAGCCGGCATTGCAGGGATTCCTGCTTCTGCCAGCTCCATAAAGCAAGTTTTCTCGTCACTGTCCGCCCTTCTATTGCCCGCGGGATCTCCAGTAGCCTGGATCCTGTAACCTGGGAAATTCATCGCCAGAAACGGCTTGACAGCGTCTCGCGCAAATTGGCGAATCCCCATGTCATTACCAAGCAGATCAGCAAAAATACGAAGCTGACCCCTGGGAGTGACTTGACCAACCACACAAGCGGGCGTGAGGCCGTAGTCGAAACCCAGTAGAAGGGGGAGCCCCGCATAGGGTTTTACCTCCCTGCAATGCAGCTCATCGTTCCACTCAGGGTAGACCGGCTTGCCAGAGGCTATCGTCCCCCACTGAGCCAAGGCATAGACCTTGATCCACTCTTTATTCTTGCCCTGAATTTGTCTCAGGTAGTACTCGTGCCCACCTGGTAAATTGGGAATGTTTTCGGCTTCAGGATTTGGAACGTAAATCCCGTTTCTATCTATCAACCCACCCGGTTGTCTGAAAAACTTGAACCCTTCCGGCTTTTCTTCCTCGAACAACCTGTAGATGAAATGGTCGTCATCGGGGAAGTTGGTATCTCCAAACATCCCATACCAAGTAGGCCCACCCCACCTTTGCGGTGGATATCTCCCGACCCTCTGGGAGCACATGTCGAATACAGCCTTTGGAACTTCCGACATCTCGGAAATCGCCGCCCAGGTCAATTCCAAAGACTTCAGCTTCCCAACATCCTCCGGACGATCCAAGGCTAAAAACAGAATCTCACACCTCATCCGCGTCTTGTCAGGAAGCTCGATATCCAACTTCGCACTTATGGGAGAAGCCCAATTTATCGGCGCTACCTCCTCCGGGAACCACTCCTGAAAGCTCTTTATGACCGTGCTGCGTAACTCAGGGTAAGTGTTGCGGAGGATCATCCCCCTCGTGTACCTGGTCCGCTCGTAAGGCTCCTGGGCCATGCTTACGGCCATGCCCTTCATGATCGAGCCCACGGTCTTTCCTGACCCAACAGGGCCGGCGATCAGGCTTACAAAGCTACGGTCAACTAAATACTCGTTGCAAATGGGGCCCGGCGGGGTGTAGGAAATTTCCAGCTCAAGCCTTCCAGAAGAACCCGACAGTAATCGAGAACTTCATAAACGGGCGGAACTCAAAAACGTAGTTCTTCGACCCAGACGGAAACGTAGTAACCATTAGCTTAAACGGCCACAACCCCCAAACCTGATAAACCCCAGTCGCGGCAATCTCTCTTACCGCCTCCGTGGCATCAGCCGAAGAAAACGGCGGCGGAATCGGCGTCAGCATCCTACTTCTTCTTCCTGCCTGGATGACCAGGTTTAGACGGGTAAGACGGCTTCTTGCCTTTGTGCGGCATTTCAAGCTCCCTTAGGCTTCCCTAGAACGACGATTACGAGTACGGGTTCCAACCCGAAGTCCGCCCCCAGAACCAACTCCCTCTGCCGAATCTTCATCAAGTGCAACAGTGGATCTCCAAGCGGCTTGTTCGTCAGCAACTCATCCACATTCACTTTCATTTAGCCCTGCGCTTTCTCATATACTCCCGCTGGTAGGCGTTGTAAGCCTCACGCGAGCGCCGATTCTTCGTTTTAGAACCACAACCCGCCTGGTGAGGCGAAGACTCAACCGAAGCCTCGGAGAGACATACACCCCATATAACGGCAGGCGAAACCCGACCCTCATCTCGTCCGGTGTTAGTCGCTGCCATATCCGGCTTGTTAGTCGCTGGTGCCTTGTTAGTCGCATTCCTGTTAGTCGCAAAGACGTGCGCTTGGTAACTCTCGTGGCGCGTTACCGCAGAGGTCACATAGGGGCTTCATTTAGGACCTGGAATGCGTGGGAGGGGAGGAGCCGTCAACGGAAGCCTGCCCCCGGGGGTCGTTTTTCGGACCCCCACCCCCGGCCGACGAAAAAGGGAGCCCTCAAGCATGCTTTTCTCGAACTACGGATTTCTAATCAGTCGCGAATCACTGTGCCATCAATGACTTGCGCGTCGTCCTGTGCAATCCGAGCTGCACCAGGGCCGATGTTGAGGGTGATCGATACTCGACCGGTCATGTCTGGTGGCTGATCCTGGCCGTAGATGCGGCGACATACGCGCTCCAGATCCCACTGTGCGGCTTTCAGGCGCTCTCGACCGCGCGCGAGCGACAGCACGTCTTGCGCGGTGTCTAGCTCATCCTCAGCCTCTTCCTTGCGCTTTAGAGCCCTGATTACCTGAGTTGCCTTCCACTGTTCTTCTGCGGTGTTCAGGAGCCATTGGTTTAGGGCTGAGCGTGTTACACCGAAGCTAGCGGCGATATCCTTTGTGCTTTCCTCGTTTAGCACTCGGTTTAGCACCTCTAGGGGGTTTGCTTTCTTTAGGGGCTTTAGAGCGCCTTGTCTGCTTGCTAGGGCGTTTGTCATGTTCTAGGTTGTTTAGTCTCATGGCGAGTTCGGCGATGATCCTGGTGAGGCCGGTGTTCTGCGAACCAAGGAATTTAGCTGCCTGGCTCTGCAAGCCCATGCTGATAAAACCGAAGAATTGATCCTGCACTACCTGTGACTCGTAATCCTTGACGGCTTTCTCGCGCTCAGACTCTCGCCGTACATCGCTCTTCGGCCTTCTAAACGGCAGCAACCCGAGTAAGCTCATTTGTCAGGCAACCTGCCTGTTCACACAGCATCCGAGATCATGCCGGCGATGCGCTCGTAGTCGTCCATACTCGGCGGGATGTACTTCAGCGCATCCGGACTGCGCATCCTCACAACCTTTCCGGGCCTGTTGGGAGACACTAGATCGTCTAGATTCACCATGCCATCCAACATAAGCCAGCAGCCATCAAGGCTTACGCCATCAGGCAGTGGTAAATATTGGTCGTGTAGATCGCTCACGTAGGCGATCTCGTCTTGGTCTATCACTAGTTCAGTCATCAGGCTCATGTCTCTTGTACCATTCGAGATCGTGGGCTAGCGCCTTCATTGTGTTTCTGGCCTTGCGAAGCTCCTCCAGACTTTGGAGGTAGGCTTCAGCCAAGCCTGTTAAGCTCTCTCTCGCAACACTTAGTTTCATGTGCTTCCGAGCGGTTTGGCTCTCACTCAGTACCTGGTTCGCGAACTCAACCGCTTCCATACTTCAGGTCTCTCGCTCTCCATCCCAGTCGCTTTGCAAAGAACTCAAGCTCTGCAGCCAAGGTGATTAGCTCATCAGGTGAGCCTTGGGCTATGGTCTCGTTTAGCCTTCTAGCGGCTTTGGTGGCTGATACGCAGTACTGCGCTATTTCACAGTCGTTTAGCTTCATCTGCCAATGCTTTGCCCTGCTGTTCGTAGCAGCTATCGCCCGGGCCAGGCGCTCACATGGAGAAATTGTCGAGTTTCCGGGCCTTCAGAGAATAGAAGGCCGCTATTTAGTCGAACCGGCCGAGGCCGATAACTGCTCGAATTGACCTACAGACCAATATACTGTGCTAAAGGTTCCTGAGATGTCAATGGGTTGTGCTGTATATCCACACAGTTAGTGGTTGGGTGGGGCGGCGTCCGGGTTTCACGGATCGCTTCCAACCATGGTTCGCGCCAAGGCACCACGCTTGCCGGCGTAGCCGCGCCGCCCCGTAGGTCAAAAGGTTGTGTTCCTGCCAAGCCAATACGCTGCCAATGCCAAGCACAAGAGGTTATTGACGCTCGTGTAGCTAGATCTGTCACCTGACTCGCTCGCCTCGTCCTCGGCATCATCTCTGTACTCCTCAACCAGAGCTTTTAGCTTAGCCAAAACCTCAGTGGCTACCTTATCCTCGCCCAAACCCTCACCCTCGCAATCTCTAAAACATCTAAATACCCGTTCCAGCTAAATCTCCGGCCGGTGTACTTCTTCATCAGCTTCAAAACCCTCCACCTGTTTAGCGCTGGGTAGCAATAGCTAAACGTCACCGCCCACTTGTAGCGCCTCTCCAACTCCTGCACCGCCTGATGGGTCCCTAAGACTCTACGAAGCTCTACAGGAGGTTTTATTGGCTCTGGTGGTACTTCCCCCTTATCCCCCCAGCCAGTGTCCCAGGAGCCCGGAGAGAAGGGATTAAACTGACCCTCGAGAGATTTAGTTCTCTCCCACACCTTGCAGTCCCGGAAGTGGCGAGCCCATTCCTTCAGCAGCTCATCCAGCTCTGGCGGGCAGAGGTCTTGCCTTTTCATTCTAGAGATTTAGCTTCAGGCTCCACCCCGGCGCGCTCGAGCTTCTTTCTCATCCGATAGGCTTGCCCCTTGGGACCAAAGTACCAGCGTGCCCAACGCTCGTGCTGCTTTCGCTTCTTCTCGGCTTTTTCTTCTTCCGTCATCTCAAGCTCCAGTTTGCTTTCTTCTTCCCGTAGAACTTACCAATTCCACAACGCTTCTTGCCCCTGGCTGCAGGCACTGGCCTCTCATGCACCATTACCTTTCCTTGCTCCCGGGCGCGCTCTAGCAAGCTAAATGCGGCTTGTAGGGGAGTCATGACACGTCAACCACCTTTGCTTCCCAGCCACTTTTTAACTTTCGCCAGCCCCAAGCCTCCAACCGCCAGCCAGCGTCCCGCAGCTTCCCAGTCATAGCGCTTTCTGAGAACTTCTGGATCCTTGGGCCGAGGTTCGATAGGGTCGTGCATTGGACTCCGAGCGTTTGCCCCCCACGTATCGCGAGGATGTCGAGCAAGCCAAATAAGTCCTGACGCACCCGTGCGTGGTAATTCCACTTTTCGACTATCGCGCAGTCCCATCCATCACCCCTTAACTGCTTTAAAGTCCGCCTTGTCGGACTCACCTAATGTTTGCCTCGGCACGTCGGGTGCTCTCTTGTGTTCTTCGCATCTCAGCCAGCACCTTGCCCGAGTCGTATCTAACCTTCGCCCTGTTCGCTTCCTTCCTCGCCGCAACCATGTTCGTTAGGTGGAGCTTGTAGGCGGGGTTCGCTAAGGCCCTTCGCTCCCTATCCGCGTTTGTTCCCTGCTCGCTAGACATCAGCTCTGCAAGGACTGTTTTCTTGGTTTCCTCCAACAACTCGGCCGCAGCCTCTTTGTCGGCCCAATCCTCGCCGGCATCGGAAAGCATGCGATAAATACGGTCAGGGTCGAAATCGCTCACTAGCGTCCTTTACCAAGTCAACACTCAACGCCAAACCAAGCTCATCCAACACCGCCCTTAGCATCGGCTCCCCGTCGTTCTCCAGCACCGCCAGAAGTGCGTTCATCCGATAATTTAGCTGGCTCGCCTTGTAGTACCTCACCCACTCTCCAACTCGCTCCCTCGGGGGCCCGGTCGAGCCTTTTCGCAATCTCAAGCTCCTCTTTGCTTAACGGGCGATTCCAGTCGCAGGGCCATTTGATGGGACTCACGCAGCCTCAAGCGGGGTCTTTTCTAAACTCCACTCCCGGAAGATCACAACCATGCTTGGGAACGGCGCATTGTTCTTAGAACCCCCAAACCTTAGCCGGCCACGCAGAAAGCGGATCTCGCCTTTCGTGCAATAGTCGTGGAACCACGCGGTATCAGTTCTGGCCGGGATTAGATACACAACCAATTCACAATCCCCATTAGCAAGGTGGTAAAGCCCCTTCTTCATAAATTCTTTAATCCTGCTATATGGAGGGTTACAAAAAACCCTACCAGACCATTTCACCTTACGCCCATCCTCACTAGCCATCAACGGGCACGGATCGAAAGTAAAACCAAACTCACGGTTAAGCTCTCCATAAGTCTCTTCTGGCGTGCCCCAATGGTCAGAAGCGCTGCTAAAAAGAACGTCTCGGTTCATTTGGCTTTCTGGAATTCTTCGCCTTCAATAAGCTTGAGAGTTTTTGTCTTTTCTCCGCCTCGCCTCTTATTCCACGCCTTGAATACCAGCATCAACACAGCGCCGCGCTGCAGCTTATGCGGTGACGCCATATTCGAGATTAAGCGCTCTCGCAACCAGTAAACAGGATCACTCCCAGAAAGGCCAACCCCCTCGAACAAGTCCAGGAAAAACCTCTCCGCATCAGTTTCTGACTTCTCAGAAAAGATAAAGTAGCAACCAGCTACCATTCCACGGCTAATGAGTTTCCCTGCCTTGATGTTTTCCGCAAAACGGACTGCAGCAATGATTCTGTCTTTGACAGGTTCGGCGAAACTAAGCAGTTCCTCCTTTGAAGCATCAGCGCTCTTAATCGGAAGATTGCCTAGCTTTTCGAGAAGCTTCTTAGAGCCCTTGACGTGTCTCCGCGAAGCACCCCCGCTTGGTTGAATCAGATTGTTCCGATACTGATAAACGAGAAGTGCCGCTCCCGAGGCTAGATTCGCACTTGGATAGCCAGCGATATGAAAGATGTCTGCGTGAGACCTCGTTTTTCCTACGTCCACCGTGGCGAAGGCTGTGTCATCCGTGATCCCATAAACCACCAGACAACGAAATGATTTATCAGCCAAGACTGCCGCTTGGCAGCGGTGTTGACCGTCGATCATCGTTCCATCAGCCATGAACTTAATCGACTCTCCATTCTCCGACCACTTACCCTCGTCCATCGCAATCGCATAGTCCACCGCCTTTGATTGCGATAGTTTTCTGTTGATGTGCATTTTCTCCAGCCACTTTTTGGCCATAGCAGGAGTTACTGTTTCCATCACTGCATAAACGCCCTTTTGCTGGCGTAGCGCATGGACAGTGCCATTCACGTGTGATCTCCTTTTCAATCGCGTCCCGATAATGGTTTAGAAACTATCATTCTGGGTCTCTCATCCATCGCATCCGTGGTATGCGCTCGGCAATGCTCGATAGCGTTTACCGAGCCCGTGGCAATCTGGTCGCAGTAGGCGCATAGCTTCTTCGGCTGAAAATCTTGCTTGGCAGGAATGGATCTCAGGGAGTTCTGATTCTGCTGACGGGATAGCCAGGTATTCAGGAACCTCCCATGCTGGGACTTCGGGCCTAAGTTTGGATTGCTCACAATCCAGGCAGCCGCCCGCTTTAGTTCGGACTCTATGTCCACAGCTCCGTAAGCTTCCTTCCACGCTTCCATCTGCTCTTTCGTTAAATTCGTCCAGCGACCATTTTCAAATCCAAGCTTTGGTTTCTTTCCCAACCCAGCCAGTTCTTCCCTCACCACCCTTCTTACTATCTCCTCTAACCTTGCCCACTTGTCCTCCACCACCTTCTCCCTTGGTGAATCGTTGAGCTAGAAGCGGGCAGAGTCATCCCCTTACCCGCTTCATGTTCTCCCTCGGAGCCATCGCGTCGCTCTCGCGGGCAGGGACTTACGCTGTTACCCTGTCGGCCAGACTGTCCGGGATCTCGCGTCCCGCTTAGTGCGCTCTAGCCTTTCGCATCCACGCTGCGGCTGTACTGTGTTCCCCTGGTAACCGCCCTTCGACTCGCCGCGCCAAGCGTGTTATCCCCGCCCACGTCGAGCCATTTCCCTGTGCAAAACCTGGTGCAAATCCCGGCAGGACGATGCTGTTTGCGCCTTTCCTGCCGAGCTGTTTAGCTATAAGCTCCTGTTCTCAATAAATGCCGAAACTCATTCGTAATCAGTAGGTCGCCCGTTCGAGTCGGGCCACCAGCACCAATTAAGAATCAACTCTTTACGCAGCGTTCTCCTTACCCTTATCCACAGGCTGTTGGTGCACTCGTGGTGCAGATCTCCCGAGTTTGCTGACCGCTTCCCTGAGCTTTCCTACCGCCAAATGGGCGTAGCGCATCGTGGTCCTGATGTCGCTGTGGCCAAGGATCGTCCCTACCTGATACAGGTCCACGTCATTGGCAATCAGGAAGCTGGCCGCGGTATGCCTGAGATCGTGGAACCTGACCCCTGGCATGGCTTTCTCGACGGCATGCGTGAGGGTGTCTGGGTGGGCGCCGAACGGTAAGCGCTTCAGCGCAAACCTGACGTGATGGACTACGGGAACATGGCGCGGCTTCCCGCTCTTGGTTGTCTTCAAGATGATCAGGTCGTCTTGCACGTTGATGGGCCGGAGCCTGGCAAGTTCACCGCGCCGTAATCCGGTGAACGCGGCCGCCAACACAGCTCGTCTAATATTTCGTTGAGGGATGTTTCTGATAAGTCGAGCGAGTTCTTTGCGCGAGAGGAAGACTTCGCGCGCCGGGTTCTCGGGGAGGAGTTCGATTTTCTGGCCGAGCGGCACGTCCAGCCATCCCCAACGACGGTAAGCCAGATTGGCCACCCTTCTAAGAACAGAGAGACGCCGGTTAATCGTCGAGTTTGTAACCAGCCTTCGGTTCGCTTGTTTGTAGGCTTCAGCGACAGAAACCACGTCCTGCAGGGTCTTCCCTTTGACCCATTCAGCGAGAGCACGAGCATTTCCGCAGGTGGACTTTTTTGCTTTTTGGTGGGTAACTTCTTCTTCAAGCCATCTCCCGATAGCATCCGCTAGGAGGACCGTCTTTGATCCAATTCGACTAAAACTGCCGAGGATTTCGGCCTCTTTGCGTTTCGCGTCCCGCCACGTCGCACCTTGAGGGCAGATTCGATGTACGCGCGCCCCGCCTCGCTGTACTGAAACGTGATACCGGTCTTTCTTGTCTCGCCAGACAGACATTTCTTCCTCCGCTGTAGGTAGTCCTGAAGATCGGACTCGGAGACTTTAATCCCTCCCGGGATTTGGTAGAACGGTAGACCGTCCTGAATCATCCTGTACACGGAGCGCAGGGACGTGTTTAGCTTGGCGGCTAGGGCTTTGGGGCTGAACACTATTTGGAGTTGCTTTCGCTGGACAGATGAACGAACTTGGGAACCAGCACGGCCTTGAGGATGCTGATGACGATGAACAGTCCAACGCATGCCCAAAACCCCGGGGCTTGGTAGATCACCGGCAGCCAGTAGAAATAGGTTTGCCCGATACCGCCAACAGTCCAGATCAGCCAGAATGGAATGGACATGCTGATGGACACCACAACCGATAGCAGCCACCCGAGAAGCGGAATTGCGTTAATCATTTTCGTCCCCTAATCCCGTATACCTTCGCCGGTCCCTTGCCTGTTTTCCTGCGCACCATTCTCTCCAGCGCAGCCTTTACCAAGTTCGTCGCCGCCTCGTCTTCCGTAATCCCGTCCCGGGCTGCTATGCGGGTAAGCAGTTCTCGCTCTCTCTTGCTCAGCGCGGTCTGCTCAGGACCGCGATCAGGCACGATTCAGGGCCCTCTCCGGGCTTATCCAAGCGCCTTCCTGTTGGCAGGACGTGCCCATAAACTCCAAGCCCATGTCCAATTGGGCTTGCTTCAGCAGCATCTCTCTCAGGAGCACAGCTTTTTGCTGGCCGGTGTACTTCACCCATGCGTCGATCAGATCGGCCTCGTTCTCGTTCAGCCGGATCTTGACTACGTGCTCGCGGATAAATGAGGGATCGGCGTACATGGTCAGGGAAGAAAAACCCCCGGGCGGTAACGAACCCGCCCGGGGTAAACCAGCGCAGTCCAGAGGAGGAGGGGGAAACTGCGCGGGTAAGTCATGCAGCTCTCGTTTCGAGCCGACGACGAGCGCGTCTGATCCGCTCGTCAATGTTTGGGTGAATGCCACGAATTTCGTTCTCTCGGCGCTTCGGAACTTCTTCGCCCCATTGGGAAACCGCTGATCTGGAGATGCCGAATTGCTGGCCGATTCCCTCCATGCTTCCGAATACAGATACAAGGTCTCGCGTCTTCATGTCCCGAGAGTTAAGCATACTTCGCACTAGTTCGTCAAGAGCACTTAGCGACGGTCTTGTTAAGCTGGCTTATATGGGAACATCCTCCTTGAGAGACAGGCTAATTGAGATAGCGGACGAGTTCGGAAATGACGCCGAATTCGCCAGGATCGCCAGGGTCTCCCGCAGTGCGGTAAGTCAATGGCGCAAGGGGGACGTGAAGGCGCTCAAGGCGCTAAGCGCGGTAAACATTCAAGAGCGTACTGGTTATTCCGTCCGGTGGCTGGTTCTTGGGATTGGTCCTAAAAAGCTGTCAGGAAAACTTGATATTTCGTTGCTTCAGGACAATAAGACAAAAGATATGTCGAGGGTGCAGGAGCGCCACAAACTGCTTGTCATCGTCAAGGCATTTCTTGATACTGACGATGAGGGGCGAGACCAAATTGTAGCGGCCGTAGAATCCTTGACTGGAAATGATGGATCAACCGGACAGCCGGAACGTCGCCGAGCCGCTAAGCGTCGTTGAACAAGATCTGATTTTCAATTTCCGCCGCTGTTCCCCTCGCCGTCAGGAGGCCGTAGCCAGCTTTGCTCGCAAAATGGCTGCCCTGCGGTGGCCATTCACCCAAGCCAACATCCTTCCTTTCCGCCGTCGCTGGGACGACTAGTTCTGCAGTCGTAATACCGGCTCACGCCCCTAGTGTGCAGCGCACTTGACGATTACCCGTTAAGTGTGCTTTACTATGCCTGATGCGCGAATACGACTGGCTGGTTGGCGACGAGAACACCACTCCCCGGATGCGCCCAATGGAGGCGGTGTGGATCGTCATTGCCTTGGGGCTGGTGCTCATCCTCATGGGGGCCGGCGAAGAACTCAAGTCCGCCGAGATTACCGCCAAGCATGTTGCGGAAATGCCCTCGGCTCACCCCTGCGAAGTCACCATCGCTCAGTACGGGGCGGTGGAGAAGTGGGCGCGGCTAAAGCACTCCGAGCAGTGCGCTTTATGGGCTAAAGAGCCACCGCCTTGGATCATGTCCATGCCGATCATCGCGGGAAAGAGATGAGCGAGCAGATAAAAGTAGGGGATCTCGTTGTCGTAGTGCGCTGGCCGCACTCGTGCCAAGGCAACAAGTTTCTCGGGAGTGTGTTTCGCATCGGGGCGCTGAGTAGCAGCGTGCAGTGTCCAAGATGCGGGGAGATATTCAAGACGCCAGTCGCGCACCCGGAGGAAAAGAGCCGGGCTATCCCTTTAGCGTGGCTCAAGCGCATCCCGCCCCTTTCCGAACTCGAAACCGAGAAGACCAATGAGCCTGCCACTGCTTAAGCGAATCGTCGCCCCGCTGGACGCACCCCTAAAGCCACACAGGTTTGCGCGGCAGCAGATGATCGAAACCGAGATTGCGAGATTCGCCCCTAACTACTGCGAAGCGATGGAGCTGCTAGACGCCCTGCAATGCGGGGTAGTGGGAAGGATGGGCGATCTGAACCCAGATTTGGAAGCCGCGTTCAAGGAACTGCGAGAAGCGCTGGACGAGGCGGACGACAAGCTTATTCGGCCGGAGGTTTCATGACCGATTCACAAATGCTCATGCAGGAGCGAGAGCGAGAACTGTTTGACGCCTTGGACGAGTGCCACTTAAAGGGCGTCTCGACCGAGGCCATCAGGACCCTGATTTACGAAACCGGAGCCCGATGGGTTCCTACCAAGGAAAGGAAGGCTGCCTAATGGCAAAAGTAGGAGAGATGATCGAGTCGAAGTATCTCAAGCAGTCCGACGTGACCGACGACACGCCAATAACCATCGTGAAGGTGGGAAAGGCGAACGTCGCCAGGGAAGGTGATGAGCCGGAATACAAATGGCTCATCAAATTCGAAGAATTCAAGAAACCCATGGTCTTGAACGGCACGAACATCAAGCGTCTTGCCAGGGCCTGCAATTCCGACGATACCGACGATTGGGCCGGCAAGAAAGCCATCCTTTACGTTGACCCTGACGTGGAGTTCGCCGGCAACGTGGTTGGCGGGCTTCGCATTCGCGCCCCCAAGGGGTCGAAGGACCCCAACACCGAGGCGCAGCTTGCCTCCAAAAAAGGCAAGTTTAACGACATGGAAGACGACATTCCGTTCTAAATGGCCTACCACGTCTACAAACTAGCAGACGGAACCCGCGTCCCTTCGGTAACGACGGTCCTTGGGCGCTTCAAGGACGCAGGCCCGCTCATGTACTGGGCTTGGCAGTGCGGAGTGGATGGAAAGGACTTCCGCAAGGTCCGCGATGAGGCCGCTGACGCAGGAACTCTCGCCCATGCGGCTGTGGAGGCTTGGGTTAAGCGTCAGGACTTTGTCTTTACCGGAGAGCCATCCGTTGTCGAAAGGGCGCAGAAAGCCTTTGGCGCGTTCCTGGAGTGGGCCGACCAAACTAAATTGACCGTGGACAAGACCGAGCTTCCCCTTATCTCGGAACGGTTCAAGTTCGGTGGCACGTTCGATGCCATCCTGCTCGGCACGAAAAGGGCGATGGGGGATTGGAAGTCCTCTAACGGGGTCTACGGGGAATACCTTGCCCAGCTCGCAGCCTACGGCCAGCTTTGGAAAGAGAACTTCCCAGACCAGCCCATTGAAGGCGGGTTTCACCTTCTCCGCTTCGACAAGACACACGGCGACTTTACCCACAAGTGGTGGGGCGAACTGGAGGCTGGTTGGGAGTACTTCCTGCGACTTCGGGAAGCCTACGAATTCGACAAGGAACTGAAGGCGAGGGCCAAATGAGCGCCGCGCACAAAATCATTCCTCCCATGATGCCCTTCGATCAGGCATTGCGCTTCGGCTATACCGGCGAGATCCGCATGCCCAGGTATCTGGAGTGGATCAGGACGCTGCCATGCGACAAGTGCAAGCAGCAAGCGCCGAGCGAGGCATCGCACCCGAATTTCTTCAAGTCGCAGAAGCGCAAGGCGCCGGACCCACTTGCTCTGCCATCTTGCCGTTTTTGCCATGAAGAGTACGAGCGCAATGGCTTTACGGATGAGGAGGAGTGGATGCAGCGCGCGGCTATCTACATGCTGCGGGCTATCTGGGAAGGGCGTTTGGTCTGGAAGCCATGAAGCCCAAGCTCTCCCCCGTCGATCTCATCGCCTACGATAACGCAAAGGCGATTCCCGAGGGCACGCCGATAACGCTGGACGGGAAGTCGGGCGTGATGATGGCGCCCACCGGCCACATGCTGACCGTGAAAGTCGGGAGGAAGAACCTGTTTCTGCGAGCTGGCGATCCGAGGATAGACCGGATCGTTTCTGGTTACGCCAAGTGAGGAAATCATGAACCGATATACCGACAAAGAACTGCGCCGCCTTCTGGCGCTTCACATGAAGTCCGAGAAGGGCAAGCCGGTCTCCGATCTGGACCGCGCTTACAAACGAGGTTGGCGAGACTGCATCCGTAGCCTTCGCGCGCACCTGAAGGCCCATAGGGAGAAAAGCCAATGAGAGATGGCGGAAAAGGCATGCGAGTAGCAAACCCGAAATGCCAGCACTGCAATGGCACCGGGAGAGTTTCGTTCGATGACATCCCGGGCGACATCTTCGAATGCCAGTGCACGGACTATCCCAGGTCGGCAAAGGAGATGCATGACTTGCTGCGAGACTGTGCGCCCAAGGTAGAAACGTGAAGCTACAGGCCAAGCGCCTCAACGATCGTAAGCGCATCCCATGTCAGGGCCACGTCGGCCCACTGTTCTCTGGCCGCTCTTGCCGAAAGTTGGCGACGTGGAAGATAGGCCGCGAGTGCCTGTGCGGGCCGCATGCAAACGCGGCGGCCATTCGCATCGTCAAGGACACCGAGAACTTGGCGAAGCTTCTGAGCGACGCCACACTGTAAAAGTGAGGAATTGATGGCCGACAAGAAACACGTGGACGAGTACCGCAAGGCGCTGCGGATGCTTTGCGACTTTGCCTATAAGCAAGGCTTTCACGAAATGGGCTATGACCCTCTTGAAGCTTTCGAGGCAGCTTTGCGCGACCAATTCAATGCAGCGCCGCAGGCGACACCGGAAGCCGCAGACAAGCCCTCTGGGAACTGCGCCGGACTCGGATCGCCTGCGGTTGCTGCTCCCGAATGAGCGACGCCTGCATAGGTAAGTGAGGATGACCATGCAGACACGGAGAAGGCGATTGGGCACTACAGCCGAGGCGTGGAATGCCAAAAACCCGGTTGGCACGCTAGTGAACTACTACACCGGGCTAGAAGTCGTGCCCACCAAGACGCGCAGCGAGGCGTGGGAGCTTGGGCACGGCGAGGCCGTCGTTCTGATCGAGGGTAAAAGCGGTGGCGTGGCCCTGTGGGCACTGACGCCGAGGAACGCGCCTCATGAACATAGCTAGTTCCTTCGGGTGCATCGTCACCGATTTCAACGTGTACTGGAGCGCCGTGCTGGCGGACTACGATGGAGCGCCGGATGCGACGGGGACGAATAGCCTGATCGGGCATGGCAAGACCGAGGACGCTGCGGTGGCTGACCTTCTCGACAAAATACGTGACTTTGAAACGGAGAGCACATGACCTGGTACACGGTAGCCGAAATCAAGCCGCTGCGGATCATCTTCGACGGTGAGTGCTCTAAGGACGAGGCGATACGCAAGATGCAAAAGACGCACGAGACTGGTCGATCCCATGTAGTCGTAACACGCGGGAAGACCGTAGGGAAGTTTGTCGCAGAGATTGGCGGTTCTACCGAAATGAAAACGATCAATGGGGCAGAGATACCTGTTGCCGGACAGAGGCGTTGCCCGATGGCTACTCGGGGTGAACCGCCACACCATTTTGATGACTACCAGGAGCGGGCCATTCAAAAGGCGCGCGCATGGCGAGTGATTGGCATGTATGCCCACTGACGAGTCTTGAAAGGTGACGATGATTCGCTCACTGACTGAAACTATCTATACGGACGAGGAGATCGAGAAGATGCGCGCCCAACTGGCGAAGACGTGGCGGCAATCGAAAAGCCAAGTCACCGATTGTGAAGCTAGGTTCTACCTCGACTTAGAGCGCGAGTTTATCCAGATGACGAGTCAGCCATGAGCGACGCCAGAAGCACGGAGGGAGCCGTCAATGGCTGAAGTCACCGGCATCGCGTGGTGCGACAGCACGTTCAACCCTTGGATCGGCTGCACCAAGGTCGGGCCGGGCTGCGACCACTGCTACGCCGAGGCGCTGGATAACCGGCATCGCTGGGGCGGCGCTACGCATTGGGGGCCGGGGAAGCCGAGGATGCGGACGAGCGCCGCGAACTGGCGCAAGCCAATTTCGTGGAATCGCAAGGCAGAGGCATCAGGCAAGCCCTGGCTCGTGTTCTGCGCCTCGCTGGCGGACGTGTTCGACAACGAGGTTCCGCGAGAATGGCGCATGGATTTATTCACGATGATTGAGCAGACGCCGCATCTGACGTGGTTGCTGCTCACCAAACGGATCGGCAACGCGCATGGCATGGTTCCGTTCTATTGGCTGATGGACGGAGATGGATTTAGGCCGAACGTCTGGATCGGGGCGACCATCGTGAACCAGGAGGAGGCTGACCGGGACGTGCCGAAGCTCCTCAAGGTGCCAGCGGCAAAGCGCTTCGTGTCATACGAACCCGCCCTAGGCCCCGTGGACTGGACGCGCTTTCCCGGCATCGACTGGATCATCGTCGGCGGGGAGAGCACGCAGGGAGCGAAGGCGCGCGAGTTCCCGGTTTACCTCGCCCGCAACACCTTGCGCGCTGCCCGCCGGATCGGTGCGGCGCCGTTCGTGAAGCAGCTCGGCTCCAACGTCATCGACCGCAACGACTCAGGCTTTGAAGGCAACGGGGACGACTACTGGCCCGCCGGCACGGCCGACAAGGTAGAGCACAACCCGAGCGGCTACCTTGAGGAATGGCAGGGCGCGCCGGTCAGAGTGCATCTGGTGGACCGCGCCGGCGCCAACCCCGCCGAGTGGCCCGAGGACCTGCGCGTACAGGAGTTCCCGAGATGAACGACAACTCACACAGCTATACAGCAGATCTTTCGCTGGCCGACGAGATCGACATGCACATGGGCGTAGCCAGCATGTACCGCCCAAACGAGATTGAAGTGCTGCGTAAGGCTTCGGAGATCATTCGCCGCCGATACCCGCAGGCAAAGGCTTCCTGCAATGGGCCGAACAGCGATACCTGGGAGCGCCTACTCGATATCGAGCACGCGTGGGCCGAATACACTGGCGGGCATATAACGAGAAAACAATTCGACTCCAGACTTGTTGATGCTCTTTGGCCGGATCGAAGCCAACCTGCCACAAACGAGAATCGCAAATGAACTACGCCGACCTGATCCCTACTACGTGGCTCGACCCGCTACTGACCGGGCCTGGCGCAGTGCTGGATGGCTACACCTACACCCCGAAGGACATAGAGCGCCTGCTTCTTGCTCTCAAGGAGCGCATGGAGCGCGCCCAGAAAGCCGAGGCTGTATGACCACTACCCCACACGAGCAAGAGTCCGACCGCACTAGGTTCATGCAATGGTGGAAGCGGGCTGGCGCTCCACAAGCCGAGCCGGCATATGCGGCGTGGATCGCTTGGCTTGAGCGGGGAAGATTAGCGCAGTCGGAGAAACCAGAATCGAGCCAAGAGCGCGATTACTGCGAAGCTTGCGGTTACACGGATAGCCACGATCCGAATTGCCCCAGGCCACGCGCCGAGGATTCGCCCACCGATAAGGGCGAACGTCGCTACACTGAGGCCGAGATGCGGCTCGTGCAGGAGGAGCTGCTGCGCGAGCAGCGGGAGGCCGAGCACTTGCAGGCCAAGATCGACCGGCTGATGCTCGAGCATTGCCCGCAGGACATGACGCCAGAGCAGCTCGAGGAGTGGCGAACGCATCAGGTGCCGGCCGGGCCGGAAGCCGAAGCGGCGCTCGCATCGGCGGTATCCGCAAGTCGAGATACGTTGCCCCCGGAGAAACTTACACCGGCATGGCATGGACTGTCAGTGGATTGGGATCACATGCCAGCAGATGTTGATGAAGCTATCGAAATGTTGCGTCGAGCAAAACGCGATCTGGTGAACGCTAAACCTGGGTGGATCTCAGTACCGACCGAGCCGACACCGGCCATGCTAGACGCCGGAGACGCTGCGGCCTATGCGGCATCGACTCACAGGCCAGCCATGAGGATATGGGAAGCCATGCTGCTCGCAGTCACACATACGTAGTGGTGAATCGCAATGGCTAAGGCGCCGACCATCGCGCAGCTCGCCGAAGAGATTTTCGGCTTGGTCGAGTATGACCAGGGCAAGGCGTTCATCTCTGACGGCATCGAGGCATCGAAGTCTCGCCGTGAGCTATTCGCTGTCGTGCGCGGCAGCCTCAAGCACAGCGAGATTGTGGTGACGAAAACGCGGGCCTTCCTGCGGAAGTACGGGCAGCTATGAAACGCCTGTTCGACATAGGGAGCGATCGAAAGTGACGGACTTCTTGATCCTGTACGCAGGCGTAATGGGGTGCGCTATAGGCATCGCGTTCTTTCTGACGGCTGATCGCACGCCGCAGATCAAGTTCATCTGGTACGACCTTTGGGTTGGTGCGTACTTCGATCGGGCGAAACGGCTGCTCTACATTCTGCCGCTGCCGTGCATCGTGTTCGTGTTCGCCTTCAAGCGACGCCAACCTGGAGATAACCAGCAATGATCGACAAAGAGCGAGTCGAGGACATCCTTTTGGCGAATGCCAAGTGGAAGCGGGAGCGCATAGGGCCGATGCCGTACACGGTTCTAGAGGTCGAGCTTGCTGCGGCCCTGCAAATAGCGCCCTCGGCAAACATGGAAGAACTACCGATGCGCTGGCGAGACACGCATACCCTCGTGCCATGCGATGGTGATGACGTAATAGGGTACTGGACGCCAGACTCCAACTTCGGGAGGCGCGCCTGCCAGATAGTTCATTACTTTGCCGGTAAGTGGTGCGAACCGGGACAGCCACACCTTGGTTGCGGTGCCCCAGACCTCTGGATGCTGCTTCCGCCTTTGCCCACCGCCTAACTGGAGGATGTGACCAATGGCTAATTTGTCGGATCTGAACTTCGAGAACTACGAGGCCCTGTACAAGCAGGAGCTTTACCGCGAGAAGGCAGAACCTATATGGGCCAGCGAACACGAGCGGGGAGCGCGCCGCAAGGTATACGAGGCCATCATTGCCGAGTGCTCGACGCCTTCCCCGGAAGGTGAGCCCACGGAGGAAATGCTCAACGCTGGCATCGACGCATTCATGGCAGCGGCCAAAGAGCAAGCAAACGCGGTGGGGCGGGTGCCGCAATCCGTCGCGCTCAAGGCTGCCTACAAGGCGATGCTCACCGCCGCATACGACAAAGGAGTGAAGAAATGAGTAAACGCGAAACCTACCCGGAATACGTGCGGCGCAAGGAGGCCGAGAACCCCGGCGATAAGGACAAGCGGGAGGCCGGCAAGGCTCTCGCTAGAAAGAAGATCGGCGTCCCAGCAAAGGGGAAGAACCGTGGGGAACGGTAGTTCCCTGAATACTACCGATCAAACGTGCGGCAATTGCGAGCACTTTCGGGGCCATAAAACGCCGACAGGCCGTTGGAAAAAGAGGCTCGCTGGAGAATGCACAGCGGTAGCGGAACTGGGGGCTATACCGATAGCCTATAGGGTCGAACTCCACAAAATGTGGGTCTGGCCGTACAAGGATGCGTCCAAATGCCCGTGCCACAAACAATGAGCGAGCGAGCCGACCTGAAAGCCCCTTGCGTGTTCTGCGGGTACAACGGCCCCCGCTACTGGCAGTCCGGCACGCACCACCACCTGTGCCCCTGGTATAAGCGCTCCGGCGTCCACGATCGCAAGAATGCGCTACGCGAAGTGATTCGCGCCCTGCTCGTGCAGGATGGCCTACGCGTAGCCGCTCTAGAGGCGCTGGAGCACCTTGAGGAACTGCGCGAGGCATGGCGACGTGGTGTCATAGACGAGCGCGACGGACAGGGCGGGACGCGCTCAAACCGCAACGTAGAGATCAGCGTGAAGCTGCGAGATGCGCTACTTTTCTAGCACCATCGAGTGAGGAAAGGAACCACCAATGGACGATAGCATTCCAGCCGATAAGAACTGCGATCTGGACGTAGTGAAGCGTCTGCGCGCCACCACCGACGCCGCAGTGTGGGCGCATGAGTTCAACCTGGCCTTCGCCGCCCTACACGAAGGCTGCGAGCTGGACGAGGGCTGGCTGATCGGTTGGTTCGCCAATGCTATCGAGGTCGGCCGCGACGCTGGAGCGAAAAAATGATCCCAGGATCAGAAGCGATGTACAACTACCTGCGCCCACAATGCCGCTGCCGATTCCTTACGACCAGCGTTCAGGAGCAATGCGCGGAGTGCAAGTTCCACGAGGCATTAGAACTACTGCAACTATGCGACTCATGCGATCTTTGGTATTCGGCAGCGGAGGCGCGCGGCCTTCCCTCAACTGACGAAACAATGGTAGGTGATTTGGTGCGCGCGTTTCTAAGACGCCACACTTAATAGAACAGGAGATTCAGATGCCGATCATTGCGTACAGGGGATTTGAAATCCACACTCGGAAAATCCCGCAAGTCCCGATTTACTATGCTTGGGTCTATCACGTTGCTCGAGAAAAGCCTGGATTCAAGGTGTCGCGGGACGATGAGCCGCTATCGTGCGAGCGTGTCATCGAACTCGCGAAGTGGGAAATCGATAACCTGCTGACTGCAGAGCCCGCAGCACCCTTCTGCGCTCCCCCTGCAGCCCCCGCCCGCTTCAGTCGCCGGCCGAGAGTGACGCGGTGGCAGCCCAGGATAGCCGCGGCCTGTCCGATGTTGCCGTAGGTGCGCTCGAGCAGCCGGCGCAGGGCGGCGCGGGTCACTTCCCGCCGCGCTTGTCCCAGGACCGGAAAGCGGTGTAACCGAGATAGCCCGCTCCGAACAGGGCGTACAGCGGCTCGGGGATCGCGTCCAGCCACGCATTGACCCCTTGGGCGACCGCAGCCGCCGCTTCCGGCTTGAAGGCGTAGAGCACCCCCATCGGGATCGCGCAGAGCAGGTAGATGTAGATCACGTACAGGAACGTCGGCCGCGCCCGGGACGTGTAGGGGTCTGAAGACTGCGCCTCGGCCACGATCGCGGATAGCTGCGTCTGGAGCACGTCCAGCTCACCCTTTTGCGCGGCCTGCATTAGCTTGATCTTCGCCTCGGCCTTTTCCTCGTCGGACGTGAAGAACTTGTCGATCAGCTTTTCGCCGACACTGAAAAGTCCGGTCAGTAGCAGGGGGGCCATTACACGCCTCCTGCGCCATCGGCTTCAATGGTAGTTTTCATCCGTAGTGTCTCCCAGTGATGGTTACAACGATCTCCTCCAGTCCTGCCGTCAACCGCATGAACTCGTCAAATCCCTGCTTCGACGCCACGATCCCGTCCTCGCCCTTCACGGGGTCGAACTGCTCGCCGACCAGGATGCAGCCGTGGCTGTCGTCGGCTATGTTCCCTTTGTGGAACAGGATCTCGGAGCGGCCCGGCACGTCCTGGACCCAGAAGGTCTCCCCGAACTTGGGCGAGACGTGGCGCTTGGCGATGTAGCGGCCGGTGTGGATGCAGGAGACGTTGCGCTGGTTGTCGCGCCACGGACGCTCGAGGGTCAGGGCGAAGGGGACGCCATCCTCGCGGATCAGCACGCCGTATGTCGGCTGGCTGGGCGAGCGCGTCAGGCGGTAGACGGTGAGCCTCAAAATCGCCTCTTTAGCTGCAGCCCGATCACCCCGTTCGTCAGGTCGCCGCGCTTATTCGGGAACCAGACGAGATTGACCCCGTAGCGCTTACCCTCGTAGGACGCCACCAGAGCCGCGGCAGCGGTCACAGGACTCCCGTAGCCGGTAAGCCCAAGCACTGCCCCGCCGGCGCACCAGGGGCCGCTGTAGGCCACGCAGTAGCGTCCCCCGGCGTAGAAGCTCCACGTGTCGCAGTGGCTGTTGAGATATCCGCCGCCCATCAGCCGGAAGCGGTCGCCGGATTCGACGCCGACCCCCGGGTTGAACTCGCAGTGGGAGCCCCCGTCCAGGTGCAGCGAGCCCACGGTAGCGACTCCCCACGTATCCGCGAGCGCTAGGCTTGGCAGCAGCAGCAAAATGGCGAATCTACGCACCGTGAACCCGCTGGAAGAATTCGGTTGGAATCACCGCAACCGTCTTGTCGTCGAAGTACGCCATGACGACGCCGAATCGCGTGAGCCCGTAGCAGCCCTCGTACACCTTGCCCTTCTCGGTCCACGTCGCCCGGTGAGGCAGGTTCGTCACCGCTTCGAGCTTGCATGGGTCGTTGTGCAGCGTGATCCTGATGCCGCCGTCCTCGGCCTCGAATACGGGATCGGCGTAGGCGTAGCTCGCGATCATCACGAGCACAATGCAGATAAAGGCGGCGAGGACGGCACCGATGACCGGCCGCATCTCTGCGCGCTCGCGCTTGTGCTTCGGGTCGTCGAATGGATTTTCGAGCATCTCAGCCACCGCCCTTCAGGGACCGTAGCCAGTCCCAGATGAGGTATCCAATGCCCGTCAGGCCGGAGACGATCCCCCAGCCAATGACGTGCGTTTTGGTCTTCTCCAAGCGGTTTGTTTTTCGTCGCTCGCGCTCGATCAAGGCGGAGACGAACTCGTGGTGTACGCGGTGGACTTCTGCTGGTACGGACCTCGCCTTTTCCAGGATTTCGGTCAGGGCGAGTAGGTCCTCGTCGCTCAGAGTTCGGCGGCGGCGTTCGTTACCCTCGTATTCCATGGTGGACTCCCGGATAAGGTACTAGCCGGATGGCTAATACCGTTTTGCGGTGAGCCCGGTGTAGGCTGTCCGTCCCTGCAGGCAGGGGGAGGGGCCTCGTCCTAGCTCGCGTAATCGAGCAAAGGGGTCGTGGCGCTAGTAACGTCACGGTCGCCCCTCTTTTTTTCGTACTTCTGTTCCCTTGTTCATTGCGGCGCCGTTGATTCCGCCGGCTTCGCTTCAAGTTCGGCAACGCGCTTCTTCAGCGCGGCGTTTTCCTCTGCAAGAGCAGCATTTGACGCGGCAAATTGCGCAGCGCGATTGCCGAGAATAGCTCTCTGCATCTCCAACTCCTGCACCAGTGCGTTCAGGGCTTTATCGCTCATGGGGCGCTCAATACTCCGTTTTCATCTGCGACCACGGTTCTCGACCCGGTTCCGGCGAGATTCGGGATGGTCATTACACCCGCGCTCGTGATGGTCAGCCTGTCGTTCGTCCCGAGTGCCGTTCCCTGGCTGATCTTGAACTTGTCTGAATCGCTGTTATCCGAACCGGCTGACCACGCGATTACCGAGTTGTGAAATTGCACGTAGGGGTCCCCACCACTAGCCCCGCCGGTAAGAAGCTGCAGCAGCGCATGGGTGGTGGCCGTGGTGTTATCGCTGTGATAGAGGAGAATGCGGGCATCCAGATTCGTGGATTCTTCCTCGATATGCAGTGGGTAATCTGGCGTCGCGGCTCCACCGTCCCCAATGCCAAGGTATCCCTGGAACCAGTTGTAGGCGGTACCGGTAGCGATGAAGTTGTACCTTCCGGCAATTCCACCTTGGGCTATCTCTCCCCAGAACGCGCGAATGTTCGGGGATGTCGTAATGGGCGCTGCGTGGAACACCGAGGCTAAATTGATGTTCACATGCCCGATGTTCTGGTTGGAGAAACACGAATGCGTTGCCACTAAACCCGCCCCGGTCTGCGACGGAACCATCGCTTTGAAATCGACAGCCCAAGTCGTTCCACCGTCCCCGGTGTTCCCGAGCCTTGACGCAAACCCGACCATATCGGTTACCGGCCCGGCGCCGTCTGCGCTTACCCCTGCAGACTGTCCCCTGAGATCGGCGCAAACATCCCCCGTAGCGGTTCCGTTCCAAGCGGCATTCATTCGCCCGCCGATTGCCCTCGCTATGGCTTCCGTACCGGTCCCGCTGACGGAGAATGTGTAGCCGATGATGTCGCTGTTGCCTGAGGGATCTCCAGTGAAAGCGATGTCGTTTACTGCTACGTTTACGGTGCCCGAGGCCGGCAATGCTCCGTAAACCATGTTCGCGACGAACGGCCCGCCTGCCGATACGGTAGCTGGAGCATAAGCTGCCTTGGCTGTATTGAAGTTGGTCGCGTTGTCGTAGTCGGCACGGCTGATTATTTCCCTGCCCTTGTCCTGCATCGACCTGGCGATAGCACCACTACCGGATTGAGTAAAGTCTAGGTTCGCGCTGTCCTTGAGATGAACGAAATTGGCGTCCAGCTCTTCATGGGTCAGCGTACTTCCCTTGTTGGTCGCCCCGGTCTCGTTTGTTTTTCTTAGGGTAAGGGTCATTGTTTAGAAGAACTCATAGACGATTACGATTCCAGCGCCACCAGCCCCACCAGCAGCTCCAGTGGTGTTGATCCCGATTCCAGCACCCCCACCACCGCCCCCATATGGGTTACCAGCCAAACCAGCGACGCCAGCAGCAGCGCTCGTGCTACCTCTACCTCCGGCGCCGAAATAGGAACTCCCGCCGTTCCCGCCCACGCCAGCCGAGGGGTTACAGGCAAGCCCGTTATGTCCATCCCCGCCTTCCGAATTGACATCGCCGGAAGACCCAGCCCCACCAGCCCCACCGTGCGTGTTAGTGCCTACGGTTGACGTACCAGTACCCGTTCCACCAGCCCCGCCAGTGCATGAGGCATGAGCGCCGAATGAGGTAGTTACTCCAGCACCCCCGTCCCCTCCGGTATCGGCCCCAGCCGCTCCGACAGCACCAATCGTTACGGTTTCTGTCGCCCCTAAAGCAGCGGACGCCTCCAAGACTTGAGAGAACCCACCAGCACCCCCCCCACCACCACCACCGAA